AAATGATGAACTACTGAAATTTGATATATCAACAAATATTGGAGAAGCAGTTAAACTTGCAAGACCCGCAACTATTGCTCCACCTGTAGTAACAGGGAAAGAACCTGAGCTTATTGTATAAAAAGATGCACCACCCGTAGTATAAACATTATCTATTTGTCCACTACCTGTTGGATTATCTATTGTAAATGAACCAACAGCAGCAGTAGTTGTGGTCGTAGTCGTACTAGTTGTTGGTGGAATAGTAGTTGTTGTAGTTGTTGTACTAGTTTCAGGGAACGTAGTCGTACTTGTCGTTGTACTCGTAGAAGGAGGGAACGTAGTCGTACTTGTTGTGGTACTAGTTTCAGGTGGAATAGTAGTCGTACTCGTAGTTGTACTAGTCGTAGGTGGAATAGTAGTTGTACTTGTAGTTGTGCTCGTTGCAGGAAAAGTAGTTGTGCTCGTAGTTGTACTAGTCGTAGGTGGAATAGTAGTTGTACTTGTAGTCGTACTTGTTGCAGGTGATGTCGTACTTGTAGTAGTTGTACTTGTAGATGGTAGTGTAGTGGTTGTACTTGTAGTACTAGTTGTAGGTACACCTGTTGTACTTGTAGTAGTTGTACTTGTAGATGGTAGTGTAGTGGTTGTACTTGTAGTACTAGTTGTAGGTACACCTGTTGTACTTGTAGTGGTTGTACTTGTAGTAGTACCCGTTGCACAATCATTTATATTACCATATACGTTTGTATCGTCCTGAGTAAATAAATAGTTTACGCTACTGATTGTTTCAGTACAGAAAAATCCAAAACCTAAATTATTTAATGCTTGTAAATAAGACGAAAGAGAATTTGCAGTAAAAGTTAATGAATAAGTACCACCATTAACAACAATACTTCCTGAACCACATGATAAATCTATACTTTGAATATTCCAAGAATACTTGGTAGTAGCATTAATAGAGTATATGTTCCTTTGTAATAGAGGAACATTTATGTCACAATCTGTGTTATTTTGTACACTAAATTGTACTAATTCTTTTTTCAGTGCCATATCTTATTCTTGGTCAATTAAATAATTACAATAGTCTTCAAATATTTTTACTCCTTCAGCTTTTTCTAACTCCTCAAAGTTATTGTCACCATACTGCTCTAAATCACCCCCCACATATTCAACGAGGGCAAACATTTTGAAATAAACAATCTCTTGAGCATAAAGGACAAATGTCAAAGATGAAAACCCGTCAAAAATAATTTCATCAGGTCTAGTCTCGTAATAAATTGAACTTTGGTCTTGGTATGGGTCAATAGCAAATGCTAAATAATTACTTATCTGATTACCCGCAGCATCAAAGTGAGTATAAGCAAAAGGCTGTCCAATCTGCTTATATGTAGTAGCTGACAAATAGAAAAACTCAGACCCATAGTTATAAGTTCCTAAACTATTCATTAACTGATTGTATGTAATAGTAGGAGTGCTAATGCTACTTGTAGGTGGCACAGCACTAACCATTGGAACTAAAGCGGTACTTACTACTGAAGGTAATAAAGCCATAATTAGATTATTTTATTTCCTTTTAAATCTGCAGCGAATAACCTTCCGCTACCTTTATCTTTATGCACTCTCATGCCATATTCTTTTGCAAATTCTGCGTTCATATCACCTAAAAAAGAAACAGATTCACCCGCTTCTTGAGCTGATTTATAAGCACTCAATACGATTGCAGCATTTTTAACCTCGTCCTCACTTGGAGCTGATTTAGTAGATGCAGTTGATTTAGACTTCTTTGATGAACCGCCAAGAGGCATAAGTTTTTTGAAAGCCCAATAAAATAGGACTGCACCACCAAAGATTAAAATGATTTTTTTAGTATCAGTATTCATTATTTACCATATTTTTTAACGAGGAAATACACACCAACGATTGCTAAGACACCACCTACTAAATAGATAGTACCCATTTTGATACCGCCAACAAAATCACCTTCTAATCTTTGTTTCTTACTTGTATTCAAAATGTCAAGTGTTGCATCCGTTTCATTTGGAGTTACAACACCTTTTTTAGACAATAAATCGTTTAATACACCTTGCAGCCTGTCTGTATTCTTTTTTAAAAGCTCCATAGCTGCCTGACCATACTGACCATTGTTTATAGCATCAGATACTTCGCTTAATTCTGCTTTCACTTGATTTACAAGTGCATCTTTTTTATCAGGGGTCAAAATTTGCCCTTTTTTAATTTCTGCCATATTAATCTCTTTTTAATTTAATAGCTACTAACCCACCTATTATAATAAGACCACCTATTCCCGCCACAATATAGAGTGATTTTTTTGTTTTTTCTTTTTCAGCTTGTACTTTACCCAAAGCCTCGATTCTAGCAACGTCTAATTTACCCAAAGTATCACCAAGTATTTGCTGTCTAGCTGCTTCACTATTAGCCTCAATTAACTGCTTGTTTAAAATAACTTTTTGGTCATAATCTAAACCTGCCAAGTTCTGAACGAACTTACGTCTTTGATTCATGTCCTTTGTATTGGCTATTGCACTAGCTATGCCTGTTAAAGCACCTGCTACGGCTGTTCCTGCTAATATGTAACTCATTCAGCTATTTTTTTACTATTGTCAATAAATGGGTTTTCGTGTTTTTCTATTATTCTGTCCTCTATTTCTTTTAAATCTTGAGTATTGCTTGGATTGAGGTGATAAGTAGTCCAAACACAATCTTCGATTACATACAAAACTCTTCTAGTCCCTGCTTGAGTAATTCCTGTGTAAGGAGCTTCATATTCAACCCAATCACCCGCATCAATACAAACCATAACTCTACCCTTTGAAATAGTGAAGGGGTGCTCTGTTCTGTGTATTTTACTTGTAATTAAAGAACCTGCAGCCATAGTTATTTCTCTAATATACATACCATCAGTAAACCTATGCTCCAAAGGGCATACGATTTGCTCTTGCTCCAAAATAAGAGCTTCAAGCTCGTCTATTTTTGAATCGTTGGTTCTATGTAATATTTCTAAAGACAAACTATGATTTTTTAACGATTAATGCTATAAGACCAATACCTACTAAGATAAAAGCACCTGCAGCTATATATGTATTTGTTCTACTTTTTCTTTCTTTTTCAGTTACACTAGCAACTAATAAATCAATTCTTTTAGCTTGTAAATCTGTAAGTACGTCTCTAAGAATTTTAAGTCTTTCGGTTTCACTACCTGCATCAACTAAAGCCTTATTTAGAGCTGCTTGTTGCTCCGCAGTAAGTAAATCAAGGTTTTGAGAGAACTTACGTCTTTGGTTTGCATCACTAACTGAAGCAATAGTATTAATAGCAAGAGCAGCTACTTCGCCCCCTGCTTGTATTGCTGCAGCGGTATTTGCTGCCTGTGATGCTTGAGATGCTGCGTCTTTTGACATAACTTATTATTATAAACCGAAAATTTTATTAGGGTCAAAAAGTGGTACACCACCATTATTTTTTGGGGCTGCTAATAACTTTGGTACATACTGAGTATTTGACCAAACTAAATTTCTTTGTGCAGCTATTGCATCGATTTCAGCTAAACTATCTACTTGAGTTTTACCTGTTAATGCCTTTAGTGCAGTTTGTGTTTCAGTTCCAAAATCACCATCAGCTCCGAATCTAGGTAGCTTAGATGTACCAATAGCAAGTTGTAAACGCTGCACTAAAGCTCCTTTAGAACCTTTTTTCAAAGGGAAAGAACTTGCAGGTGGTGTGGAAATTCCTCCACCGCCTCCACCATTTGAAGTTTCAATATTCCCTTCGCTATCCATAACAGAAGGTGTCTTCTTAAAATATCTAATGATGTAGTAAATGCCTACAATGCCCAAAGCTATCGGAAGTATATATTTTTTCCCCTTTGCCATACAATTAAAATTTAGTATAAAAATAAATAAAATTACCTACATACAGCATTTTTGTCACATTTATTAAAAAAAATAGCCCAATTTCCGAAGATTTTGAGCTATTGTATAGGGGGGAATGGGTATTTTAAGTCTTTTTTTCGTCTTTCAGACCAAATTTAATGTATTTATACCAAATTCTCTCATGAATATAATATTGCAGGGGCTTATACAGTATTTCTGCTACTCCAAAGGCTGCACCTACCTTAATTGAGCCACTAGCCCACCACATAATCAAAAACCCGATTAAAGTGCTCAAAAGCCTGTAAGATATTGTTTTAGCCAAGTGCCTACTAGCCGATACTCGCATTGTGTAATTGTTTTAGTTGTTCTCTGATTTTGGTAGCTGATATTTCTGCTATTTCAGGGGGAACTGATAGTTGCTCTACTTTATAGCCAACGTCTCTGCCATAGTAAACACCCTCAATGTCAGGTATCACCATAACTTTCATCATTCCTTCTGAAATCCACCCAAAAGTTTCTTGGTCTTGAGTAAACATAGTCATGACCTGCTGTGCAGTAAAAGGATTTTTTTGGTCTGTAGGAACGTCCCTAATACCAATCAAAACGGGTATACCTTCAGTTATTTTCTTTCTAAATAGGTATTTGTGTCCCTCGTGAAGACTCTGATACCTTCCTATGAAAAGAGCATATTTCTTTGACGCAGTGTTTGATTCCATTATTTGTAGTATTTAATATTAATAAATTAGACATTTCAAATTCGTTAGGTATGTCGAAATCTTTTACATGAAAGGACTCTCTACCCCTTATATCATTATATTGTAGGTAGACCCATACAATCTGACCTTTACAAAGCTCCTCCAAATACTCTCTAGCCTCCTTAATTGGATAAACAGCACTAACGATTACTTCATAATACTTGTTATTCATAAAGGTAGCTATGTCACTTATCTTTTGTAAGTTCTTAATTCTACCTTCTTTTGAAAAATCTTTATTCTTAAAAAGCTCTCTAATATCGTCCCCATCTATAATTGGGGTTGAAATACCTCTTTCTAAAAATAGTTCTGATTGAACCTCTTTTGCTAATGTTGTTTTACCACTATGAGGCTGACCGAATAGTACTATAATCATGGTATTATGTAATTAAATTTTTCAAATCTTTCTTTAGGAATAGCAACACAATCAAGACACTTACCACTATATGTTTGATATGGTTTACCCTCTTGAAATTGTTTTACTACATATCCTAACTCTTCTATTTTAGCTTTAAGTTCATTCTCTGATGTTCCTTGTTCTTTCAATAGGTGATTCTCAAACTCTATAAACATATAAGGTCTATGTTTCTTAATAGTTTCTTTAGCACCATCAATAACATGAGATTCATACCCTTGTACATCTATTTTAATAAATGCAACATCCCCAAATGTAAAACTATCTAAAGCTCTTTGTTGAACTATGTCTCCTCCATTATTACTAACTCTTACATCTCCAAAATTAACATCTTCTTTACTGTGATAATCAGGAGTCTGTATGAAAACTTCTTTTTCGATACCATTTCCAATTGCTACATTTTGACAAAATACATTGTCTAATCCATTAAGGAATACATTAGTACACAATTGATAGTATATGATACGCTGTGGTTCAAAACTAAAAACTCTACCATGGTCACCAACTAAATGAGCAAAGTCAATAGCAAAATTACCGTTGTTAGCTCCTACATCAATAATATCTTTCCCTTCACAATCTATTTGATTTCTGTCAAGAAAGTCAAACAAATAAGGTTCATATTGCCATCCTTCTATAATAGAACTTGTAACAGCATTATCTTTAGGAAACAAAGCATAGATTAACTTGTTTACATGAAAAGCATTTCTAAAATCCTTTTTATCAAGTTGATATAAACCTATTTGAAATTTTGTCTTCATTACTTACTATATCGGAATTGTTCAAAAAACCATTTATAATTTTCGTAAATCCAATTGTTCACATCCTTGCCAAGTAATTGCTTTGCTTTAGAAGGGACAGGTTCTAATTTAGTTCTAATGACATGGTCACCAAATGTGCCATAAACTTCATCGTCTTCTTTTGTTACTTGTTCTATGTTATCAAAATCGTGCTTATAAAAAGGTATATCTAAATACTGATAAATTCTTGTCATTTCAGTATCAGGATATAAGCATAGGTCTTCAAATTTTACAAACAGCATTTTACTATCTGTACCCATTCTAAATATCTCTGAAAGTCTTTCTATTGCTAGACCTACAGGCTGTCCTGCAGCCCATATATCTACTCTCTTTGGTACAGTTGTACCTTGACCTTTAGCCCAATCAAGTATATCTGATTGCTTTTCAGGATGCTTTCTAAAATTATTTTCCATAGATGCAAAAACGTCCCTCAAATCCCTAACCATGCAAATAATCTTGGGTTCGTCTTGTCTAACAAAATGTAAAAAATCGTAGTGGATTCCCCACCCCCTAGATTTATCTATAACATATTTCTTATCAGTAATTGCATTGTAAAAAGCGTCCATACCTGCATTTGCAAAGGACTGCCAACCTTTTTTCATAAGTTCAGCGTCTTGAGCTATAAACTCAGGTGAAGTTGTATAATTAGCTCTAGCTCCAAATATCAGCTCTAATACACCACTTGTAGGAGTTGCATATATATCAGGGTTTTGAGCTAAAATATTTTGTAAAAGGGTTGAACCTGCACGAGGCAGCGAACTTTGAAAGAATAATTTTTCCATAACTATTTGTATGATTTTTCCTCTATGATTTCAGAATTGTAGTTTGTATTGATAGCCTTTTTGACCAAAGCCCTTTTATCATTGAACTTATATACGTTTCTAGCAAGTTCAATAAATTCAGCACCAAAGTCTTTAGACTTCTCATGTGAACGCTTAGAGTTCTCTATTTCCCAAAGAATGAGGTTTATTTTGTATAGCTTCTTAAACTCCCTTGTAGACGCATATCCTTTGTCTAATTTAAGTGCCTTTTTACATAGGTAATTGTACTCTTTTAGTACGTTGTGGAGCTTTTCAGGGTCGGTTATTCTGAACCTTTTTATTTCGAGTATGGCTATTTTATCAAATAGCTCACCTACACTTACTTTTATGGTCATTTTGTTTATTTTGATGTAAATGTAAATGTTTTAATCAAAATATACTAAATTTATGGCGAAAAAAAACCATAAATGAAGCCAATTTGTTTGAACCTGACCGAATGCAACGGTTTGGGTGATTTAATCTGTGCTACTCCTACAATCAAAAAGATACACGATTCTTACGGGCAAAAGGTAACTATCTTATCCAAGATGCCTGAACTATTTAAGACTAACCCTTATGTCGAAAAGAGCTTTAAGTCTAGCTCTGTTGATATGGGTTATTTTAATGAAAACTACCTCATGCACAACTCTTTTTACAACGTAGGTAAAAGAAATGAAAGAGGTATTGAATACAAGCATAACATGATGGACATTCGTCAGTTCCATGCTATTCATTTGGGTTTTATGTTAGGCAAAAATGAAATGGAATGTTTTTACAAGCCACTAACAGACCTTACAATAGAAGTCCCCGAAAAATATGTTTTGATACACCCTGTATCTACTTGGGAGGCAAGAACTTGGAAAGCAGAGAATTGGATGCAACTCACGAATAGCTTAAATGATTTGGGCTACAACGTAATATCTATAGGCAAAGACTCTTCTGAAACGGGATTTTTCAACGTAGACAAACCTGTATTCAACTTTGAAATAGAGAAAGGAATAAACCTCATGAATAAGACTTCTATTTCTGATTGTTGGCATCTTATAAATAAAGCTCACTGCTTTGTTACAATGGATTCAGGGCTTTTACACCTTGCAGGGACTACTGACACCCATATCATTCATTTGGGCTCTTCAATCAAACCTGAATTTAGAATGCCATACAGAAGAGGTAGACAAGGTGTTTACAAGTATGACTATGTGAGAGGTACTTGTGGCTTGGAATGTGCTTCAGATATGAAATACGGAGTTAAACAATGGGGGGATATACAAGGAGTAGCACCTCTTATCAAATGTTTGGAAGATAAGCCTACATATGAATGCCATCCTTTTATAATAAATGTATTGAACAGAATTTTAGAAATAGATTAATATGAAAAAGAAACTACTTATTATTTCTCCGCACTATTCTACAGGTGGAAGTGGTCAATTTAGTGTCAATAAAGTGGAATTACTAAAGAATGATTTTGAAATAAAGGTCGTAGAATATAGCTTTTTAGCGTATCAATTTGTTGTACAAAGAAATAGAATTATTGACCTCGTAGGATTAGATAACTTTCATTCTTTAAGTGCTGATAAGTCAGGAATGCTAAAAAAGATTATTGAGGACTTTAAGCCTGATATTATATCTATGGAGGAGTTCCCTGAAATGTTTATGGACAAAGCTATAGCTGATTGGATATACCACTCTGAAAGAAGTTATAAGATTTATGAAACTACGCATGATAGTAGCTTTAACCCAAAAAACAAAATATATACTCCTGATGAATTTGTATTTGTTAGTGCTTACAATTCACTCATGTACAAAGAATTAGAAATACCTACTTCAGTTGTAGAATACCCAATAGACTACATAGAAAGAAATAAAAAAGAGGCTAGAGAAACATTAGAACTTGAGCATGACTATAAGCACGTTGTTATCATTGGACTTTTCACTCCTCGTAAAAACCAAAAGTATTCTTTTGAACTAGCTGAAAGACTTTCTGACTACAAAATAAAGTTTCATTTTATTGGCAATCAGGCTGAAAACTTTGCGTTTTATTGGAAACCACTCATGGACAAAAAACCTGAAAATTGTACCATTTGGGGTGAGAGGTCAGATACAGAAACATTCTTACAAGCTGCAGACTTATTTCTATTTACTTCAAAAGGTGATAAGGGCAATAAGGAATTAAATCCCCTTGTAATTAAAGAGGCTGCTAAATATCAAGACCTTCCAAAACTCATGTACAATTTAGACGTTTATCTAAATAAATACAATACTAGTAAAGACTTTAGCTTTTTATCAGGTGACTTATCAGAAGATACAAATAAGGTTATAAGTCTTACTAGTCCTATAAATTTGTATGGGTCAAATGACGAATTAATCATTATAGGTACTTACCCAAATTTAAAAAGTAGAATACAACTAACAAAGGACACCATTAAGAGCCTCAAACCAATAGGCAGGGATATACTACTCATTTCTCATTTACCTGCTGATACAGATACCCAAAAATTAGTAGAGCACTATATTTATGACAAGTACAACCCACTAACGCACCATTCTTATTATACAAGATTTTTTAGAACCACAGACGAATACCATGCTGAAATAAATATCAATGGGCTTAAAGATAGCAACCAATCTTTGTGCGTTTATACCAATCTACTTACCTCTGCCAAGTACGCAAAACAAATGGGTTATAAGAGGTTTTTTTATACCACTTATGACGTTATAATAGACGAAAGAGACATACCTACAATAGAAGATAGCTTTGAGTCTGTAAAAAATACCAAAGGAGCTTATTTAGGGACTTTAGATACACCATTTGGAAAAGGAGTGCAAACCAATGGAATGACCTTTGATACCGATTATTTCTTACAGGCTTTTGAAGATATACGCACACCTGACAAGTACAATCAGCTATGTCAAATAGTTGGAGCAGAAAACTTTTTAGAGGACTTATTGATTAAAGTAATCAGAAACAATAATACAAATAATGAAGTTGTATTTAAAGATAATCGTTCTCAAACACTACTGATACATAGTGGTTTAGGGGTGGCTTCAAATTCTGAATACTATTCTATTTTATCGGTTAAGGGCAAAGAAAATACTTTTATGTTTTACTTCTATACCTACAATATAGATGACAGAAAGGTAAAACTGAGCATAGATAGTAAGAATTTCAATTTTATGAAAATCATTGAAATAAATAAGACTAATGAAGCTATGCAGGAGTTTGTTTATTCAGGTGAGGAAATACTTGTGACTTTAGATTTTTATGATGGTGATGTGATTTACAAAAAAGAACACTATAAGATTAATGAAGAGACATTACCTAAATATAGTAATACAGGTCATTTCAAATGGAACAAAAGACCAAAGATTAAATTAGTACACATTCAAACTACTAGAAACGATGAAAAAGAACAAAAAAGCAGAGAGCAACTTTCAAGAGTCAAAGAGTATGGGTGGGAATATATCTTGCACACCAATACACCATACCAAGACTTGCCACCTAAACACAACTGCCAAAGACCCGATTGTGTTTCATACGAACTCTTCGATGAACAAACAATTCAGCGTCTTGGAACTGCACTTACCCCAAGTCACTATGGCTGCTATTTAGCTTTTAAAGAAGCTATTTTAACTGAATTTGAAGATTGTGACTTTTTGATTGTTTGTGAAGGTGATTGTAAAATAGAAATACCACTAGAAGATTTTATTAAAAAAGTAGAATCAACTTGCCCTACAATAGTAGATAACAACATAGGTTATATGTCTTATGGAGACAAAGCAACACTTGAACATGGGTGGCTACAATCCCCTGTAGTTAGAGAAATACCTAACCAAGACCTGCTTTACATAACCAATCACATTATAGGACTTCAATGTATTATGTTCCCTATTAAGGTAAAAAAATGGCTTAAAGAAAAGCTAAGGACTCACAGATGGGACGCAAGTGATATGTTCTACAATTCGGTATTTGTTAATTCACCTTACATTATGGCAATCCTTCATGAAAGAATAACTACTCAATTTGATGGATATTCAACTATTGACAGAACTAATAAAACATTTTTATGAAAGTAATTCAAGTGATTTCAGGACATATACCTATTGAAAACACAGGGCAAAGAAGGTGGGGAGCTGTGGAGCTTATTCAATCTGAATACCAAAATGGTTTGAGGAATTTAGGTGTTGAATGTGAAATTAAATGGCTAAATGAAGTGCCAACTGATGAGAGTGTTATAGCTCATATCCACGTTGCTAATCTTTGTTTAGAGGCTCAAAAGATGGGTATACCTTATATCTACTCTAACCATGACCACACTTCTGCTCACTATGGAAAAGGAAGTTGGCTATACAATAATCAGCTACAAGCCATAAAAGGTTCTGTATTTTCTATTTGTCATGCTGAATCGGTTTTAAATTTCTTTGATTCTACCGACAAGCTATTTTACTTACCACATGGAGTAGATACTAAATACTACATCCCAAATAAATACCCTGTAACTGAAAAGAAGCTACTTATGGTAGCTGCCAATGGAATGGCAGGGGACTATTCTTTGGATAGGAAAGGTTTTAGATTAGGTATTGAAGCTGCCAAAAAACTTGACTTACCTATAACTATTGTTGGTACTGAAGCGAATGCTAAGTTCTTTGAATTGAATAGTGACCTCTTAGAATATGATAAACTGACAGTAGATGCCACTAACCCAACAGAAGACAGAAAGCTACAATACTTCCATGAGCACAGCGTTTTTCTACACCCTTCTTATCTTGAATTTGGTAGCCCTAATATTACACTTTTAGAATCTTGGGCTTGTGGTTTGCCTATCGTTGGGTCTTATGATGGCAGTAGACACATAGAAGGCTTACAAGTATTAAAAGCACTTGAAGTAGACGAAATATGCAACAAAATAGATTTTGTATATGATAACTATGAAGATATAAGAGCTAAAATGCTTATTGACAGAAAACAGCATGATTGGTCTACAATCGTTGGCTACCTTAAAAAAATGTATGAAGCCTATGAGCTTGTAGGTGTACAAAATACAAGTGACGAAGTAAAAAGTAAGTATCTAAACATATACAATAAGTAAAATGATGGAATATAATCTGCACCATGTAAACGGACTTTTCTTTGAAATCAAAAGTGATGAAGGCAAAAACAGAGAGTACGATGTATCTTTTGTAGAAAGAGAAACCAATAAGACCATTTATGAAACCAAAATGAAAGTTGGTACTTGGTCAAGATTAGACCGCAAGTATCTGTCTGATTTAATGGTTTTAGTAAGGTTTGAAGGCAGAACTATCAAGCAGATAAACATATTAGACGAAATAAGAGGAAAAAGGGTTTTCATATCTTTTGAAAGCAAGAGCTTAGGTGATACTTTGGCTTGGATGCCTTATTGTGAAGAGTTTAGAAAAGACTATGGCTGTGAGGTTATTGTTTCTACTTTTATGAATCACTTGTTTGAAAAGGCTTACCCCGAATTAGAGTTCGTTGGTAGAGGGGTTGTGGTGCAAAACATAGTAGGTATGTTTGAACTAGGTTGGTTTTATAACAAAGCCAAAGAGCCTCAGCATCCTGTTACTATCCCACTGCAAAAGGCAGCAACTAATATCTTGAATTTAGATTTTAGAGAGGTTATTCCTGCTTTAGACTTTACTCCAAGTAATAGACCCATTGAGCAGAAATATGTTTGTATTTCAATACATAGCACAGCTAAACTAAAATATTGGGACTATTGGCAAGAGCTTGTAGATTGGTTGGTATCTGAGGGATATCAGGTTTGTGAGGTATCAAAAGAAAAGACAGAACTAAATAATCTTACTGAAGTTTTAGATAAAAGTATTCCTTCTGTTATGAACTATCTGCACCATGCAGAGTTTTATATTGGGCTCAGTTCAGGAATTTCATGGCTTTCTTTTGCTATGCGTAAAAGGGTATTTATGATTGCTAATTTTAGCACCAAAGACCATGAGTTCCAAACTGATTGTATTAGAATAACTGATGAATCAGTATGTCATGGCTGTTGGAACAATCCTATGTTTCTTTTTGACAAAGGTCGTTGGGAATATTGCCCCGAACATGAAGAGACTCCACAGGCTTTTGAGTGCCATAAGTCTATTAGTGCTGAAAGGGTAATTGAGGAAATAAAAAAAGCGGGTTAATTACCCGCCTTCTCTTGTTTTCTTATAGATTCAATTATTTCGTCTGCATTGAATATTTCATCTTCGTTATTGTAAGGAAACTCCTCTAATAAACCAATAATATTGAATTTACTAAATACTGAAGATTTCAAATCAGGCTTCACTGTAAAAGGAGCTGCTAGTATATTGTCATGAATATCATATCCAAATACTTTTGGGGTATTTGCTACCCATAAAACCGTTGAAGGCTTTTTGATTGCAGCAGCGGTGTGTTGTAAGAAGCTATCCATGAAAAATCTTTTCTCACTCATTTCACAAAGAACTGCCATGCCTTTGAAGTTATCAGTAACAGAAAAAGTACCTTCAAAAGAAGGTTGGTCTTCTCTTCTTGCATGAATAATGTTGTATTCACCCGAAAAGGCTTTGATTACTTTTTCTACTACATTTCTAGGAATATCTCTAGCCCATGAATATTTTAGTTCTTGCCCTGCAGCACCACCATTTGTTTGAATTAACATGATAGGTCTGTCTGACTGAAATTTTTGCTTATAGAACATTCTTTCCCTTTCGTTGATTACAACTTCAGGCTGTTCGTTATCGTATGGCACATCAAACATTTTGCACCATGTTTCAATAAGGTGCTCTTTACATAAAATGTGCTCAGTAACATTGTATGGCTCATTTGCCATAATGATTACGTCTTGGTTCTCTATGTATTTAGAATAGAAATAGGCTTCTTGACCAAAGCCAAAAGCCATATCTACATCTTTACTATTTGAGAAAACTTCAGGGTAACCTGTAAGTACGATTAGCTTATCGTTAGGGTATTTTTTCTTTATGGCTTTACAAACAGCAGTGGCAGTAATTGACTTACCGATACCGCCTGAAATGGAAAAAATTAAGTTTTTCATGATTATTTTTTGATTTCTACTAAACTAGCATCTAATGCTGCAATCTTTGCTACTAATTCTGCTGCTTTCTCTTCATCAGATTTAGCTGCCTCTGCTGCTTTCCTAGCTTCTTCTTTAGCTTGGACATCTGCTAGATAAGCCTGTATTTTAGCTTCTCTAGCTTGTTGAACTTCTTGTTCTTTAGCTTGTAATTGAGCTTGTAATTCTTGTAAGTTTGCCATTTTTTTTGTTTTTTAAGTTTTAAAATTATTATTCTACATCATTAACTTCTGTGCCATTCCAAGCATCTAAAGCTAATTTATCTTTTCTAGTTCCAATTAAGAGAACATTGTATTCTCCATCAGAGTTTGTTGTAATATCAATTTCTGTTTGTGCTTCATTTACAACACCAAATCCATATCCTAAATGGCTTTTAGCATTTACAAACACTTGGTCGTTACTATTCAATAAGCTATAGTAATCAGGTAATTGAATAGAAGCACTACAGTTTATAGCTGTAACATTAAATCTATAAATGTTATCTCCTGCTGTTGGTGATTCTACGAATGAGTGCTTTAAGAACTTACCTTGCTCTGATTTAATAGGGTCAGGGTGAGGAATCTTGAATGAACCTGATGCTTTACTTAATGTACCACAAACACAAACATTATTAAAATACATTGTACAAGCAGCACTTGCATTTAAATTACAACCAAATGCACCGCTATAACTTGCACTAGCAACGTTGCCATAACCACCACCTATAAATGAGTTTTGACCACAAGCTGTGTTGTTATAACCACCGCCTATAAATGAACCAAATCCATTACATCTAATTGTATTAGCACTACCACCAACAATAGCTGACGAAGAACTGTTTTCACAAATTGTATTATTAACACCACCACTAATTGTTGAATTAGGAGCAGTTGCACAAATTGTATTACCAATACCACCACTAATTACACTACTGTCATCTGAACTAACTGTATTACTATATCCACCACCTATAAATGAGTTTTGACCACAAGCCGTGTTGTTATAACCACCGCCTATAAATGAACCAAATCCATTACATCTAATTGTATTACTACTACCACCAACAATAGATGAATTATTAACATCACATATTCTATTGCAAAAACCACCCCCTATAAAAGATTCGCAAGCATTTCCTGCTGTACCAAGAATGTTGTTATTTACACCACCAACAATACTTGAAAGAACACCACCACTAATTGTGTTGTTATACCCTGCACCAATAAATCCTTGTGAGCCATTAACTGTATTACAATATCCACCACTAATTGTTGAATTAGGAGCAGACGCACAAATTGTATTAAAAAGACCACCACTAATTAAGCTACCATAATCTGAACTAACTGTGTTACATTGTCCACCACCTATTAATGAAAAATTACCAATTGCATTATTACATTCACCACCACTAATAGATGATGTACATCCACTAGCTGCATTTGAATAACCACCACCTACAAATGTATTATAACATGTAGTTGTATTTCCTACACCCCCTACAATAGCTGAATATACTCCACTTGCAGTATTATTATTACCTCCTCCTACAAAAGAACCACCAGTATTAGCATTACCTCCACTTGCTGTATTAAAGAGACCTCCTCCTACAAAAGAAGCATATCCACTTGCTGTATTACCTTGACCACCACCTGATATAGCAAAGGCTCCAGTTGCTACATTTAGATAACCACCTGAAACAGTTGAATAATTACATGCTGCTATATTATTACACCCTCCACCAACAAATGAATGACATCCACAAGCTGTGTTACATTGACCACTTAAAGCAGCAGAATAATCCCCACAAGCAGTGTTTGAGACACCGCATCTTACTGATGAACAAGTCCCTGCACCTAAAACTATTACAGCACCAACTCCTGAAGAGCCTGAACTACCTGACGAACCATTTGTTCCTGAGCTGCCTGACGTACCACTTGAACCACTACTTCCTGAACTTGCACTTGTGCCTGAGCTACCGCTACTGCCTGAGCTGCCTGACGTACCACTTGAACCTGACGTGCCTGAACTTGCACTCGTACCACTTGAACCGCTAGTGCCTGAATTTCCACTAGTGCCTGAACTGCCTGAACTGCCACTGCTCCCTGAAGAGCCTGACGTTGCACTCGTACCACTAGAACCGCTGCTCCCTGAACTTCCTGAGCTGCCACTAGTTCCTGACGAACCATTTTCTCCTGAAGTTCCGCTACTGCCTGAACTACCTGAACTACCTGAACTAGCTGATGTGCCTGAACTACCTGACGTTGCAGAAGTACCTGACGAACCATTTACACCCGAAGTTCCTGAGCTGCCTGACGTTGCAGAAGTACCTGACGAACCATCAGTTCCTGCTGTGCCACTCGTCCCTGAGCTACCATCAGTTCCTGAGCTCCCTGAAGAGCCATCAGTTCCTGAGCTCCCTGACGTTGCAGAAGTACCACTACTGCCTGAAGTTGCACTCGTACCTGACGAACCATTCGTGCCTGAGCTGCCATCCGTACCACTAGTGCCTGAACTACCTGATGTGGCTGATGTACCACTTGAAGCACTTGTACCTGAACTAGCAGAAGTGCCTGAGCTACCATCCGTACCACTTGTGCCATTCGCCCCTGAAGTACCTGACGTACCACTTGGAGGGTTAAAAGTAGTTTGTGCGTATGAGTAGTTACTTGTACCTTCTGTATAAAAAGTTAATATCTTACCTGAACCACCGTCATGTTCTGCATAGATTTGGCAATAAACCCTATCTGTTGCATTTAATGCTGTTTGACCTAAGAATAAATCAGTAAAAAATTCTTTAATGACACCTGTAGCCATAGCTTCAGTGTCTAGGTTTGTAGTACCTAATAAAGTACTTACACCACCTGTTGTATAGCTATATAATTCAATGTCTACTGCGACATTTGCATTTGTATTTATTGCAAAGTGTGTTACCCAAGCCCAATTCCCTGCAGGAATACTTGTAAAATTAGGCACACCACTATCTGTTGCATAAGTTGCAATTAGAGTTCTTACATTTTGATTTAAAGTAGTGACAACTGTGGTTTCGCCTGTTGTTGTACCAATAGGAGACCACTGCTTATATGTAGGAGAACCAAATGCACTATTTGTATTTAAAGACTCATTTAAGTAGTATACAAGACCACCCGCAACACCACTTACACCACTCGTTCCTGTTGTCCCTGAAGACCCTGAACTTGCTGATGTACCACTTGATGCTGAAGTGCCTGAGCTGCCTGACGTACCACTACTTGCACTCGTGCCACTTGTGCCTGAGCTGCCATCTGTTCCACTAGTGCCTGAGCTCCCTGACGTTGCTGAAGTACCACTTGAAGCACTCGTTCCACTACTGCCTGAGCTCCCTGACGTGCCTGACGTGCCTGTAGTTCCTGACGAACCTGAACTTGCACTCGTACCACTACTGCCTGAACTTCCTGATGTGCCACTTGATGCACTCGTACCTGAGCTGCCATCCGTACCTGAGCTACCATCAGTGCCTGAGCTACCATCAGTGCCTGACGAACCTGAACTTGCACTTGTACCTGAGCTGCCACTAGTACCTGCAGAAGCAGACGTACCTGACGTGCCACTACTTGCACTCGTGCCCGAACTTCCATCAGTGCCTGAGCTACCATCAGTGCCTGAGCTGCCATCCGTACCCGAAGTGCCTGTCGTACCTGACGAACCTGAACTTGCACTCGTGCCACTTGAACCTGAGCTACCTGACGTTGCAGACGTGCCACTTGTCCCTGCCGTACCACTACTGCCTGAACTTGCACTCGTACCACTTGAACCTGACGAGCCACTTGTCCCTGAGCTACCTGAACTGCCTGAGCTACCTGAAGTAGCAGACGTACCACTAGTGCCTGAACTACCACTTGAAGCACTCGTACCTGAGCTTCCACTCGTGCCACTAGTCCCTGCCGTACCTGACGAACCACTAAGGCTCTTTTGGTTCATGATAGCTGTAGTGTTGTTTATCTTAATATAAACAGGGTACGCATCACCGACTGCAGGGGGAGTAGTAGATAAATTATTTACACCCGATGGGTCAAAGTAAAGCACGTCACCCACGTCACCAACTAAGGTAGGTAAGCCACTTACAATACGACCAACGGGTCTTACACGAAGATTTCCATTTTCAGGGGTATCTGCAGAAGTAACCATACCCGCAATCTGAACGATATTGGGTTCTAAAGTAGAAGTTACTTTGACAAACTTGCCTGAACTATTTAGTTTAACAAAATCACCCACAGCAATACCTGAATAAGTGGTATCGTTGGGGTCTATGCAGAAAAAGTCAGTTATGTAGTTTCTGAATCTGAACCTATCATGTAGGTCATTGAGCCAATTTGATAAATCACCGATTTGGCTTCTAATTTGTTCTGTAGACGTAACAATAGGAAGTCCGTCATCACCTAATCTGAATATAACACCTATAAAGCCTTCAGGAGGGAAATTGTTTCCCATGCCTGTATTATCTACAACAAGGTTGTAAAGGTCTACGTCTTGTAAAACTACCGTACAGCTCGTATTGAACTCACCGCCAATATTAGAAATAGACAAGATTTTGTAGCAGTTACCATTTGGTAAACCAAGCCACATACCAACTTCAATATTTGTAGAAGTATAGTAAAGAGGTGGAGTAGTATCATAACTACTTGTCTCTTGGATTTCAATAGTTAAATCACATTCAAAAGTGAATGGTGAACCATTCCAAGGACTAAGTGCGTTTACATAAGTCGATACTACACTTGTAGAACCGAAGTTTATACTCGCAGGTATTGTAATAGGTGGTTTTATCAAACTCGCCATACATCAGATTAAACTTTTGCAAAGAAATAAATTGTAAGAGTTGCAGCACCAACGGTTGCATATCCTGCAAGAGTTCCTGATAAACTATAAAAAGTTATTGTAGTATATCCGCTATCTTGAAACATGGAATAGTTACCTGTGGTGTTACCCGTAAAAGTTCTTGTAAGCACATTAGAACCATTTACACCATTTGTCCATGCACTTGTTATTACATTTCCTAAAGGATGACCTATGGTAAACTGACTACCTGAATCAATCGTAAATGACCAACCCGCTGCACCAATTAAACTTGCACCCACAGGGTCTGTTGCACTAGCTACAGCACTTAAAGCACCATTCACCGTATTGATTACAACAGTATAAGTTTTAAGCGTACCCGCTGCACTAACACCACTTGTACCTGTAAGACCTGAACTGCCCGAAGTTCCTGAAGAGCCCAAAGCACTTGTGCCTGATGACCCTGCTGTTCCTGCTGTTCCACTTACCCCTGAGCTTCCTGATGCACCTGAGCTACCACTTGAGCCACTACTTCCGCTTGAAGCAGACGTACCGCTAGTCCCTGTAAGACCTGCAGTGCCTGAGCTACCTGAACTCGCAGAAGTGCCTGAGCTGCCACTAGTACCCGAAGTACCCATACCCGAAGTACCACTTGTACCAAAGGTTTGACCACTAGTACCTGAAGAGCCCGAAGCTCCACCTCCACCGCTACCGCCTGAAGTAAACCCAAAATAGTCTGTACCCAAAAAGTTGCTCATTATGATTTATTTATACTTTTATCAATTCAGTTAGATATACCTCTTTAACAAATTTACCTGCATTAAATAGAAAGAATCTGCATTTTTCGTCATCTTCTTTATCCAAATAAACGCAAACATCAACTTGTTCGCTACCTAACTCCTCTTTAAATCCGTTTAAGAACCCAATGATATGTGGAGGTACAAACATTGTATACCCCTTCAAATCAAATTTTACGTTCAAAATATCTTTTAAACTAACCTCTTTTACAGGTTGGTTATTGTAACACACTTTATATCCTTCCTCTTCCTCCCCTTTCAAATAAAGCATTAAAGAAACTTCATGCTCTTCTTTTTTCGCTTCTGCAGCATATCTTTTTATGCCTTTACAGAAAATTTTTGTTGCCTCGCTGATAATGAAATCTTGCATTTTTTATGGTTTTTTTTTGTGTAAGAAAATCTTTATGACTTAGATATAACTATTTCTGCTATGTCCCCTGCTGTCCCTGCGTCAATCGTCACTCCGTCAATCGGGTTTGATACAACCGATGCTGTTATGGTAACACCTTGTCCTTCATTTAAGGTTACAGGGTCCGAAGCAATACTTTGAAACGTACCACTACCTGCTACGGTTATTGTACCCAAACGGCATATCACACTAAGCCTCACAGCATTGTCTGATGCAGCTACTGATAAACTATCATTGGTAAGGGTATATGTCCAAATGTTTGTTGCTCCCATTTTATTATTTTATTAAGCTCTTAAAATTATTTTTATACTCAAAAGGTATAGTTGTTTTGATAAATCCACTTTCCACCTTTACAAAGCCTTTTGCCTCAAATGTCATGTCCTTAGCTGCTACGGTAAGTGACACTAAATTCACTAAATTACCTAAAACAAGTCTAGGGTCAAAGCTGAATCTATATGTAGCATCCGTTGTTTTTGCAGGTAAAACTACAATATCTTTTACATCATTCACGTTACCCACTTTAACACCATTGATTGAGAAATCAAGGTACATTTCCTTAATTGTAGCCTCCACGTTTGACGCATTATAAATGCGGTTTGTAATATCCAAAGAGATATTGTCTAAACCTACCTTCACCACCTTTAAGCCTACTACTTGATAAGTAATATCTTTAAGGAAGTTGATTTGCTGCTTATAATAGCGAACAAGGGCATAACCGATTACGGCTAACCCTGTAAATACTAAAAGTGGCTTTAACGATTTCATTTTCTGAATATTAACGCAATTACAACTAGTGCACCTAGTCCAATTCCACCGTAAATTAATAAATTTTTATTGATTCCACCTGCACTTTTTTCATCCTTTCCCATATCAAGACCAAGTAAATCATTTTTTGCTTTATCTACCGCTGTATCAGATACATTTGTGAGGGTATCTAAAAGAGCTTTCCTTTCAGCTTCCTTCTTTTGAGTTTCAGCTATGTTTACGCAATCGTACTGATTTCTTAACCTTTTAGCGTTGGCTTCAGCCTCTACTACAATTTTCATTTGAATAGGTAGTTCAAAGCCTCCACCTTGAGCCATTTGCTTAGTAATTCTTTCTCTCTCTACCATAGCATCTTGGAGTAAACTATCTATTCCACCGCAGGTTTTGGTGTTATAACTAGCCCACTTTGCTCTTGCATCTTTCTCTACTTGAGCAACAGACGCTTTACGCTTTTGGCTTCCAAATAGGTTGTAAAAGTCTTCCTCGCCTGTAAATCCTAAATAACTTTTAGATTTTTCGTCTACAAAGCATCTGTCATTACCTACTCTTGAAGGAGCAAGAGCACCAAGCTCATTTTGTTCAATCATGTCTATAGCCATAACCTAATTTTATATTGTATATGTTATTTTTTTAGCAGCCCAATCTTTATTTATATCAGTAACTCTGTAAGCGGTTAAGCCACCCCACTCGTTACCTAATTCCTTTTTAACATAAGTAAACAAATCCATCTTACCACCAACAGGAATACCAAAAGCATAGTCTTGACGGCTACCGAAGGCTTTTATAAGTTTAGCAACATCTAAGTCGTTTTTCATCTTTTTTAAAGAATCTTGTACAGCTCCATAGTCATCACCAACAGCGAATTTCATACTATTGTATATTGTATTTGCTAGTGTATTATAGGTACTTTCAGGAAAAGTAGCTTTTTGAGATTTCTGTAGTTTAACTATTTCGGTATCAATGTTTCTACCTAATTCTGCATTTCTTTTCTCTTCCGCTGAAGGAAATACAATCGTGTAAAGTTTCTTTCCTACGAAAAATAAAGCAGCAGCACCACCTACTACAACTAAACCTTTAGCCCATTGTGGTAATTCCTTATAATACTGATATACTTTCATTTTAATTATTTTTTATCTTACTATTTTACCACCTTTGGTATTGTAGGTTTTACCCTCAAATTCAAATGTTGGAACATTGTTTTTTGCAGCTTTAGCCCAAGGTCTTAAAAAGTTCATTCCTACTAGTTTTTTTAAATCCTCTGCAGAACCACCATAATTGTTTGTCTTTTTGATGGTTTTTACATAAGCGTTTTTAGAGAAAAACATATAGTAAGCTCCATAAGCCACTACTGCATAAAGTCCAACGTAAAAAACTACTTTTTTATTCATAATTATTCTCCTATTTGATATTTAGCAAATACTTCCTTAGCCTCACTACTAATTTGTGCAATATTTTTAGTACCTACATACTTATTTAATCTAGCGTCTAGTGCATCAGCTACCTTTTGTAACTCATCAACACTCATTAAATTAGCGTCTAATGCTTTTTTTAACCTGTCAAAAGTAGCTTTAGCTTCATCGTTTCTCCCCGTATTAGCATCCTTCGGACTACTTGCAAGAACTGATGGTAAATCACTATTAATTTTTGCTTTTAATGAATCTATTTTTTGTTTTGACGCTGAATCATCAGGAGATTGAGCTGTCTTTTTCTTTTGGTTATTAAAGTATAAATACAATAATACACCACCGATTGCTAAAGAAATTAATACTTTTTTATTCATAACTTATTTTTTAATTACCCGTTGCGTAAACGTCTTTTATTTTATATTCCTCAATATAGTCCTTAATGAACTTATCAATGATGTCGTATCTTAATTTGTTCTGCTGACTTGGATAGCCAATAAATGTTTCTCCAAATGCAGAATATGCCTCCTTAATAGGATAACCTAAACCTAAATAAATAGTAAGCCCATTTAAGTCAGCTTCAGTTTCGTTTGCTATATCACTATTTACATAGTAGTGGCTAAACTCATGTAGTAAAATAGCCATTCTCATAGGAATAGTGAAAGGCAAAAAGGCTTCTTGAGAAACCTGAATCCTACCATTCTTTGTACTTATTCTAGCAGGTGTAGCCATCTTCTGACCTTTACTGCTTATGATATAAGGCAAATATTCAATCTTGAAATTACCCGCTGCACTTACATAGTCTTTCTTTGCAGAAAGCCATCCCGCATTGTAGCAGAACTTTTGAGCAAAAGCCACAAAGTTTCTAACTAATGGGGTGTCCATTTTGGTTTGACCCAAAGTAATATCAAGCTCTTCTCTTTTAACTTCTAGTACCTCAAAAGTAGGGTCTTCACCTTTCTTTTGATTACCATTCTTTTCATTATAGATACTCAAAACGCAAGTATTAGGAGCTAAAGGCATCCTAACATATAAGTCCTGAGTTCCGTCTATTGTCTTCGTTCTATTAGTAAAATAAGTATTAGCCTGACCTGCGTCATATACCTTTAATACAATAACTTGAGGACTTGTGGTCTTCACTACAACCTTAACTCGGCATGGAGAATATCTCGTCCACAACTTATATTGCATTTTTCATTTTTTTAGTTTCGCTAATTTTTCTTTTCCACTCTTCAGTTATAACTCTTCCTTTTAATGCTTTACTAAGTTTCATGCTCTTTTCAGGACTTCTTAAAGTAGATTTACTTTCAGGATTTTCTAAAAAATGCTTTTTTACTGATTCACTTATTTTTTTCTTAGTCTCTTCACTTATTACTCTTGAAGCATTTGCCCTCATAGCTCCTTCGTACAATTTTTTCCTATGCTCTTCAGACAACTTTTTACCATACATAAAATTGTCTTTCCCCTTATTTTGACCTGTCCTTTTTTGCCCTATTTTTATTTTAGCCTCTTCACTATGCTTATAATTTACAGAACCATCCCCACCATCTGTCATATTAACTAAACAACCTTTTTTCAAATCTTTTCTGCCATAAAAGTCAATCAAATACTTTTCTATTACACAAGCCTCTTCGTTACATATATTCTTGTGACTTATAGTAACTACATACCCATGTTTATTGACAATATTATGCCAATAGGTATTTCTATTCCTTTTAGAATTAGCCCTACCACACCCATTCTGATTCTTTTTCCCTTTACCAATATAGAAGGGTATTTGTGAATCAGGTGTAAAATGCTGATATATAAAGTAGCTATATTGCATCAGTATATAGCGGGGTTTGTATTTTATCAGGATTTACACGACTTCTGCGTTTTTGAGATTCCATAGCCTTTTCTTTTACCGCCTTACTTGCTTGTACGGGTGGTAAAACAACTTCAAAATCTTTCAAAAAAGCATTGGTATACTTTGATGACTCTACGTTAGTAGCATCAGCAATAACTTCTTTTACTTCAGCGTCTGTCATTAATTTTTTAGGGGCTTTATTCATGCCTCTATAATATAAGTGAGCAGCTATGCCACCAATTAAGACACCTACGAGTACATCACCTAGTTTCATATTATTTCTTTTTCATTATTTGACGTGCAATAACAGCTAAAACGATTATACCACCTACGATATACAAAGTTTTTACAGGCATCCCTAATACAGTCTTTCCCATATCTTTCTTTTTAGTTTTTATTTTGGTTAAAGTTAGATTGATTTCCTCATTTAACCCACTATTTAAAGGAAATACTCCTTTAGTTTTTTCTCTCGTTAGCCACTCTGAGAAATTGAGTGTACCGCCATCTTCTTTATATTTTTTGAAAAGTTGATTAGCGGTAAGTTGTTGGTCTAAATCAATTTGATTTTCAGCCATATTCATGTTTATTTTTTTACTAAGTACAAAGAAGACGCATAGCCGATAACTTTGCCACCATCTTCAGAAACTTCATGCCAACCTGCAACACTAGAAGGATTGCCATATAAAGTACTTTTATTTAGTACTTTTTTTACAAGCTCACCTTTAGCACTTGGGGTCTTTCTTATGTTTAGATTACCCCCTAAAGTTCTAACTTCATAGGCTTGTTTTTGCGTTCCTGTGTTTAAGAATGCAGCACCAAGTGGGTTCGTCAAAGCTAAATTAGCAGCGACTAAAGCCTTCTTTTGCTCTTCAGTCAATTCAGTAGATGTTGGAGCTGTTGGGTCTACAATGACTCCACCGCCTTCTACTTTGCCTTCCACTTTATTAGGAAATAATTTACTTCTTAAAGCATATAAGATACCTCCTACTGCTACTACTGAAATTACCCCGATTAATATTTTTGTATTCTTTTCCATTATTCCTCTACTTTAGGTAATAGTAATTGTGATACCAAACCGCCTATGATAGCTCCTATAAACGCTGAAGAGACTAAATTGTATTGTCGGGAGTAGCCTATTAAAAGCCCTCCCGCCATTCCAATAAAGCCTCCTGTTATAGTGCCTTTAGTTTTTTTCAAAGCCATACTATCAGACTTTGATTTAAGCTCTTTAGCTTTCTGTAACAATTCTGATGCTTCAGCCATGTTTTTTATTTTTGTCCGCTTTTCCAACTTTTAGAAACTACATAAACTGTAACACCTAGTGCTACAAGTCCTAAAGCATACGCTAGTAAATTTTTTCCGTTTTTCATTTTTATGGATTGAATTGTGATAAAATACTTCTTTGAGGTCTGTTACTTACTGCACATCTGCATCTGTTTTGAATACCTTTACTATCTTGCATAGCAGCATCTGCATTCGCAAACAATGGAGCACCTACACCTCTGTCATAGATATTAGGTACTAAATTTTGAGCACTCATATAAATAGGAGGCTTTACACCACTTCCTAAAGCATTAATTGTAACAGGGTTTGCTGTTAAACCACTTGGTGTCGGTAGTGGAGCAGGATTTGGGTCAGGTATACCAACTATGATTGGTGGATTTTGATTTTTCAAATCAGAAACCTTTACATCTTTTTTCTTGCTGTAGTATCTTAATAAAAGGATAGTACCTACTACCCCTGCACCAAACCATAATATTTTGTTATCAGTTGCCATGATTATTTCTTTTTTGCTTTTACAATCAATACGATAGCAGTAATAGCAACAAGCACACCTGCACCGATAATGATGTAAGTTGTAACACTTGTCTTTTCACTAGGAGGTAAGTCTGCATTCTTTTTTAATTCATCAGCCTTTTCTTGTAAAGCTAATGCTTGAGCATTTATATTATTAGCACTAGATTGAGTTCTACTACTAATTTTTTGTAGTCCTATTTGAATACCCGCATTAATTGTGTCTTCATTACTAAGTGATTTACCAATACTAGCTAATAAACGACCAACTCCCGTCTTTCCTTCAGGATTGTCTGCAGTTACTCTCGCTTTTTTCTTGGCAGCAGCAGCTTGAGCAGCAGCAGCTTTAGAAGCAGCTGAAGCAGCTTGAGCAGCAGGGTCTTTCTTTTTACCTAGACCAAAAATATTATAAAATTCGTCCTCGCCTGTGAATTGAAAATCATCAATTCCTGTAAATCCGAAATCTTGAGAAGTACCTACAAAAGATAAAGTTTCACCTGCTTCTTTTACCTTACTTGTAAGGAAAGTAGATAACTCATTTTTGAAGTTTGGGCTCTTTGCAGAAGCCATTAATACAGCAATAGTTACTTCTTTATCAGAAGCATTGTTACCGATTACAACTCCATTTCTTTTGAGTAGTCTTTCAAGACCATTCTTATCTGTAACGAGTGCGTAAGCTAATGCTTCCTCTGTTACTTGTAGTGCACTTACTGCCATTTTATTTTATTTTAATTATTTTTTATTTACATAGTACGTTACACCATAAATAGCAAGTGTAATACCAATTACCCATGCCCATTTTTGTCCTTTAGACATTCTTACACCAAATAAGCCTTCAACTTCGCTTACAGGATTGCTTGGGTCATTTGGCAAAGGTGCACCTTCCATAGTTTCTTTATTCTGTGGTGGTGGTGAAAATTTGCTTTCATGCCTTTTCATGCAATCTTCAAAACTGCTATATTTACTTTTATCGTAACCATAGTTACAATATTGAAATTTTGCTTCCGCTGCATTTTGTGGTGCTCGTAGTGCCATTGTAATTATTTTTTAGTTGTTATGATTGCAAATGCAATTAAGATAGCACCTGCAAACATTAACATACCTGTTTCCGAAGTTAATTTTTTATTATCAGCCACTTGTTGAGCTGCTTGTACTTGAAGCTGACCTGAAAAGTTCATGTAAGATTCAAGAATATTTTTATTTGGGTTTGATGCAGAGCAAGTACACCCTTCAGGCTTTTTGCCGAATTTCTTTTCGTAGTAATCCATGAACAAGTCTTTGTCAGGATTGTTTTCGATTATTTCCATTAAAATAGGTTCTCCCTCGATGGAAACAAGTTGCTGTAAAACAGATGAAAGAGGTTGGTCTCTGTCAAATTCGTAGCCATGTCTATGTGCCAACGATTTCACGAAATACGGATTCGCTGCAGCGGTGTATGCGTATATATTTACATTACTCGACATGATATGCAATTTAATGAATTTAAAGTAAAAAAGGGCGAAGCTGATATAAAATCTGCTTCAGCCCTTTCTTTTTTATTTTGTACCGCCTGAATTAACGAGCAGCAGGTCTGATAATCTTTGGACTACCATATTGCTTAGATACAGGGTTTCCACCTAAACCACGAGCAATATTGATGTTATCAGAAGGGTAGAATTGGAACTGAACACTTGAACTTGCGAACATAGTGAAAGTCAATTTAGTGAAGCCATCGATACGGAAAGGTTGTTTCAATTCGATAACACCACTTTGGTTCTGATAAGGGTCAATTACAGGAGTCAAGATTTTAACAGCTTGGTTACCGTTAGCGTCTTGAGTAGTTAATGTAATTGGTTGTAACACTTGACTTGTTGTACCATTTACAGAGCTAATCAAAGTAGAACCGATTGTGAACGGAGATACACTTGATTGGTTAAGTAAGTTGTAATAAGTTGTGTTAGAAAGGTTTGATGTAATAGTTACGTTGTTTACAGTTAAAGAACCTGCAGAGAAACCTGCATTGTTCAAATAAACATACGCACCGAATACATCTACAGAAACTGCAGCGTTTGAAGCGTTAGAAACTGTGATGATGTAAGGCTGAGATTTCATCATTCCCGCTGCTGCCATAGGAGCTGCTGCAGGAGCTGCGTCTGCACCGAAGAAATCGTCAGCACCTGTGAAATAAGTTTCATCTGCGAAACCATCCACACCAATAAACTGCTCGTTCACTGAACGATTAGCTTGTTGTAAGTACTTTTGAATACTAGACATTGTTAATTAATTTATTTTTTTTAAAATTTTGTTTTGTTGTAGTTAGTTCCTTATGAATTAAGCACCAATCTTAGCTTTGTCAAGCAACGGCTTAACTGCTAACATATAAAGGGCTACACCCGCTGTTACTACTAAAACTTTACCTGCAAGAGATTTGAAGTCCATTTTTTTCTAATTTAAGTTTTTAAGAATGATTGTGTATCAACTGAATACAGATTCAAATGACACACCAAACCTAACCACTTAATTTTAATTGATAATTATATTTAATTACTTTGTTTACTACTATTGTTTGTAGCAAAAGGCACTTATTTGATTTTTTATACTTGATTTGTTTGTAGCAAAAAAAATCCCCAATAGAATTAACTATCAGGGATAAAATCAAAAACAAAAAAGGGAACTATCCAATATATTGAGCAAGTAGCCTTCTTTTAACTTCGGCTCTTGCGGTTGTGTCTGTGTATTTTTTCTTATTTTTCTCGTCTTTTAGAACCATGTAAGGATTGGTTAGTGCTCTAAAGTTTTCGCTGATGTATTGGTCTACAGCATCTTCAATCATTTCTTGGCTATAGTTACCTCTGATATTTGATTCGTCCATGTCTACATAGCAGTAAAACCGCTTGTTTCCTGAATCGTATTGGTTATTCACCATGATTTCAGCAATACGCATATACTCGAACTTATCAGGGAATTTGTTTTTGTGTCTTTCAACTGATTCCACGTTTTTATGGAATCTTAATTGATTCAAATTTCCCCAAAGTTTAGTAACAATTCTACCAATAGACTGATAAGACAGAATAATATCTAAACCAACGTGACGATTTGTTGCAATAGCACCCACCAAATCTGATGGCATATGGTCTCCAATAAATTTAGAAGGGTCTTCAATTACCAAAAGACCATTTTTGAAAGTGCTTAAAACGTAAAATAGAGCCTGAGCCCATTCGTCCAAAGTCATTCTAGTTCCATTTGGATGAAAAGGTCTTATACGTCTTACTTCTACATGGGGGTGAACTGTAAATAAGCCTACGTCATTTAGTGACAAAGCTCTAATACCAAAGACACCATACTCGTCATTTACGTCCATGACAAGTGCCTTACGACCTTTTATACCATGATAAGGGTCTCCTTCAACATATTTGTTTATGGTAATCATGTGAGCCCATGTCTTCCCCACACCTTTTTTACCAACTGCAGCCATTAATAAAGGTTCTCTTCCCATTTTAATTTTTAATTTCTTTTAGTGCCATTTCTATTCTATACGAATCGTAAACTTTTGAAAATGATATTCTCCTGATTGATATGTCACACATAGCAAAGTCATACTCTATTTTCATAAAGTTTTCCTTCTTTGTAAATACGGGAATTACTTTACAATCTTCTACACAAATAATAAAATCGTCATCGTTTTCAACAGGGAAATAAATCTTATCTGATTCCTTATCAAACACACGAATAACACTCATTATTCTTTGCTTAAATTCAATCCATTCAGGGCTTTTAATTTTCATCTTAATCTAGTCCTTGCATTTGTGGATTTGGTTTCTCTTTTCCCTCTCTGTCCGTCTCTCTCAAAATGATTGCTTCAGCTATTTCGCTTTCGTCAATATTGTTGATATAGTCTTTTGGTCTACGTCCTCTTTTACCGTTTCCTGTCTTTCTTTGTTTCATAGCTTCTTGATATGAACTATTGCCACCATTAGCTTTTGCTGCGTTTTCAGACCAAATCTTTTCCTTTTGTCTTTGTTCCATCAGCTTTGCCTTCCCTGTCGTAGGAACTTGTTTTTCTACTACAATAGAGTTTACTACTGCCTCATTTGAATTGAAGTTATCAAAATCTTCAGTTGCTTGGTATGTAGGTGTAGGAGTTGGTTTTGGCTCTGTAGGCTTTGGTGCACTTGGTTTTGGCTGTGATACAACTCCGCTAGATTTGATGGCTGCAGTATTTTCTACTAAAGCGTTAATTAAATCGTTTGCGGTTGATTTCATTTGATAAATCAAAACACTCTTTACAGCAATATCCTTACCAAAAGCAAAGAGTACATACTGCTCGTCAGTCATACCTGCACCTCTTTTTTCAAGGATTCTTACAAGTGGTGGCTTAACGTCTTTTTTGAACTCTCTACTTACTACTAAAGTATCTTTTGTCTGATTGTTAAACTCTTCAATAAATTCACCTGCAGAAATAGTAGAACCATCTGCCGTTGGCACTTGAATAGACAAATCTAATTCACCCTCAGCTTGAAGTTTTTTAATTTTCTTTTCAGGAATTTTTAGGAACATATTTCCCCATGAGTTGATTTGCTCATAGGTATCTAAAATGATTGTTGCTAAATGTTCTGCACCCGCTTTCTTTTCAGCATCACTTGCTTGATTCATGGCAGGGTTTACAGGAGCTGAATCGTTTTTACGACCACCGCCACCGCCACCATCACCCCCTAACATATCGTAAGGGTTTTCTCTTGTATTTATAGACTGAGGCTGAAATGAAGGCTCAGGAATAATAGTTGAAAGTTGGTCTTGAGAAACAAAGCCCGTTGGCTGACTGTATGGTTTATCATTTACGTTGTCACTAAAGGGCATAAACTCCCTTTTAGGCTCTGTGAATGTTTGCTGATTTTGTTGCTGTTCAGTCTGATTTTCCATGATGGTTATTTATTTAATAGTGTTTTGTCTAGTTTGTCTTTTATTTTGATATAAGGTAAATCCGATTTATATTTTGGGTTCAAAGATTCAACAAGTATTTTGTACTTGCTGATATTTGTCTTATGCCTAGATATGAATACAGAATCACTTATTTCTCTTATTGTCATATTTTGGTAAAGGTAATAAACACAAAAGCCAACAGCAAACTTGTTGTCCCCCCTAGCGTATTTAGAATACAGCAAAGAGTCCACTTCCATACCGAAGGCTTCAGAAACGGAGTTTAATACCAAGTTTATGTAAGGGTTATCAAAAGAGGTTACTTTACCATCTTCTATTGTAAGAGCAGCCATTGTCTTGTCATAGCCATTCTTTTTGAAGTAACTGACAAATGTGTCAAGAGCTGTGAGTGTATTATCAAGAGTCATGGTTATTTTTTATGTTACAAATGTATTTATTTTATATCGAAATTACCAACCTGATATTATATTTTTTAATTTACTTCCATTTTCCTTAAACCACTCTTTGCCTATCACTCGCAGCTTTACATCAGGGTGATATTTAGCCATTCTTTTTATCTTGGTAGCTGACTTACTATCCATGTAACCTTTAACCTCAATCCACTCATCGTTTCCACTAGGGAAAACAACCCGAAAATCAGGTTTGTAGTTATTTGTTCCCCTTTTTATACCTTCAAAATAAAAGGTTTTTGGCTCATGTTCCCACTCTACAATGTGTTTATGCTTTTTCATAAACTCCAAATACAAAGCATATCTATATTCCCACCTACTTCTATAAAAGTTTCTTTTACCACCAATTTCAGCCCATTCTTGTTTCCAAGTGGACTTCCCATCTTTTAAGTGTATTTGCATTATAGTCCGTATCTAGCTTTGAAGTCTCTGTCTTTTACGATTGTCTCCACACAAAAAAGTGAAAAATCGTTGTCTGAAGGATAGTGAAGACCCAAATAAATTCTTGAGTATTCAATGTCCTTTGCCAAAGAATCAAAGTAGCCGAATTTTTCAGGAAAATGATTTCCTAATACATGACAAATCAAAGCTACCTGAAATGTATGTCCTGCAGGATATGAAGGTGTTTCAGCCGAAGTTGAGCTGAAAGGGAATAGTTTTAGTTTGTAGTGCTGTGCTAGTTGGTAAGGTCTAGGACGCTGAAAATGATACTTTAATTTCAGAATAACAGGTAGGCTTTCGTCAATAATCTTATCTATTAATTCAGCACCTTTATCCCCTAAATCTTGACTTAAAATAACACTAGCAAAGATTCTTTCAATAGATGCGTCATACGACTTATATCTTTTAAGGGTCTCTTCGTCTGCCTTTACATCACCAATAAAATCAACCAATTCGTTTAGCTCCTCTCTTGTAGCTTTAGAGCTATTTAAAGGGAAACCAAATTTGATTAATTGAGGCAAATGTTTATCTAATGGGCTTTCAGCCTCTAAATAAGGTAATTGCCTTTGCGTTGGATTGCCGTATGTTATTGAATCAAGCATAATTGTTTATGGTTATTTTGTGTTTTTATATTTTTATATTTTCTCCCAAGTTGTTGTGAACCCTTGTCCAAGAGGTGCTCCTGTTTGTTTTCTACGATATTCGTAAGTGCCATATTTTGTAGTTAGCCTATCACCTACATTACCTCCTCTTATATTTCCGTATTTTTGTTTTAGAGCTTCAAAAAGAACAATTTGTTCAATAATTTTTTGGTCTTGTTCAGGTGTATTAATTCCTACTAGTGGCATTCCATATTTGTCTCTACGAATTGGATTCTTACCTTCATCTACAACTCTTGTATCATTTACAAGTGGATTGATACCTGCTCCAATGCCCCCACCGCCTCTTGCGACTACATCTTCGTATGTCTGTCCACTTGCAGTTTGGGCTTTTTTACCCATTCTAGTATAAACGTAGACCACTAATGCAGCTACACCCAAGCCAACTAATATCTTTTTATTTTTTGTCATCTATTTATTTTTTAAATAATTATTGCCGTTATATACCAAAGTAGTAAGTCCTAAAACGAATAAACCAACCCTGATAGGATTGGATAAACTCTTTTGACTAGCTACATAAAAGCAAAATGGTGCAACTACAAAGACATCAACAAGCCTTATCTGTTGTACAGACAAAATTGGGCTATAAGTTATTGTAGTTTCTTTTTTTGTCATTTTAGCCAAGTCTCATTACAGGTCTTTTACCTCTAGAACCTGATGCGTTTACTTCTGCAGTCTTTTTAGCAGCAAGTTGTGCACTCTCTAACTTACCGATTCTCTCGATTACGTCATTGTAAGCTGTTTTCTCCATAGCCATCATAAGCCTGAAGTATTGTATTGCATAAATACCTACACCTACTATCAAAGCAGATACGGACACCTCTACAATATTAATATCAGCAAACCAACCTTTGATACCACCGCTACTTGCTGTTTCACCACCTTCTGCCATAGCAGGAGCAGGTGCTGCAGGTGCGGGTGCTGCCATAGGCATAGGAGCTGCTGCGGGTGCAGGAGCAGGTGTGCTTACGGGTGCAGGAGGTGCACTATTTTCTATTGTTGTATTCATTTTAATCTTTTTTCTTTTTGGCTACTAAATAGATGCCTAATGCAACAAGCAATAACCACCAATAACTTTTCTTTTTTGGTTCAGGTGCAGCCTCTTCATCACCGCCACCGCCTCCACCACCGCCAATGGGTCTAATGCCTAAATTGGTTGCAGGTAAAACAGGGATAACAGGGATTGCAGGTACGACTACGTTTGTATCAGGTTTTGGTGCTGCAGTAGTAGTGCTTGTAGTAGTACTTGTTGTAGTACTATCTTCAGGCTTATTGCAATACCTTTGAAACATATCATAAGCAGCCATTGTCTGCTCAGGAGTTGCCGAACCACCGCCATTAGTAGAAATATAAGTAGCTAAATTGGCACAAAAGTTAGGAGAATCAAGAGTAGGCAAAGGCATACCTGAACCACCACTAATTGTATCTTTAGTAGTATCATTAGGGTTCGTAGGAGCACCATCTTGATTTACAAACTCAGCCTTTCCCGTATTAATATCATACGAGTGGTTTCGAGGTTTTACGAATTTATCTTCGCCCTCGAATATAATGACCTTTTCCTTCTTTTTTGCCATAACACTTATTTTAGTTGGGCTGCAGCTCTTTTAATAGCATCAGTCCATTTTTCACCTTGTTTGCGGATTTTTTTAGCCAATTTAGCAATATCTGCTACGTTGATTTTCTTTTTAGCTGTTGCCATCTTTATATTTTTTTGTGATTATTGACCACTTTTCCAAGCAGAACTGATAACTCTAACGGTTACATAAAGCACTAATAAACTAAGACCAATGCCTACTGCTGTTGATACGATTCCTTTCTTTTCCATGATTTTTATTTTTTTGATTTAAAAATAAGTTGTATAAAATTAGCAATTATTTCTAATTGCCACTATTTTTTTTATTTATTTGGACTATCCTTCGTCTGCAAAGCCTTTTACGACTAAATTAGACTTGGTGTCCTCAAATGCGTTATTCCAAAAGTTCTTTTCGTCTCCTGTGAATGATTTGTCCTGAAATACATCAAAACCTGCACTTTTAGAAACACCCCATACACCACTTACAATACCCTCTTCACTACCTGTAAATGAATGCTGTTCGTCCTTGTTTCTAAGTATTTTGTGAACTAACCCTCTTTTAAGGATTTCAATTCTGTCAAAGAAACGCTGTCCATTTGGTTGAATAGACGTACCGAACTTAATACCCCAATCGTAAGCTATTAGGTAACTAGATTCACCTCTTAAAACAAAAGGCTTACCATTTATGGTTAAGTTAGCTATCCCCTTTTCATAATCAACACTATCTACCTTAATTTCAGGTGACCATACGTTGTTTTTGTAAAAGCTATAAAGACCAAAAACGGCTACAATACCTGTTGATATTGCTGCTATCTTCAGAAATACGCTATTTGCCTTGCTCAATCTACTTGTTATGTCTGCCATACTATGCCATTGTTGAATGAAGTGAATCAAAATGTTTTTGCCTATCAGCCAAACCAATAGTGCCTCCATTTACCCTTTTGGTAACTGCAAGTACCACTTCGTGACCATGACCTTTGTCACAAATATCCCACAATTTATTCTTATTAAAGAAAAAAGCTGCACTCATAAGCGGATATTTACTTGCCACTAAATCAGGGTCTGCTAAAATATCGTCCTCTACAAACTTATCAAAGTCTGTGTAATTAAACTTGCCTGTGGTTTGCAAAAATCCACGTCCTCTGAATCTAAAACCATCACCACTAGCCTCATCACCATTACCCATACGGCTGCCATATACTCGATTTGCAATCTTTTCAGGCTGTCTTGCATACTTTGCAGCTAGTTCAGCAGTTGGGAAGTATTTAGGGAAAATCTTACGAAGTCCATCTGCAGAGTAATTTAGGTTTTCTCTTACAAACTTGAAATTTCCACTTTCGTGAGCACATTGAGCCAAGAAGTGACTAAGCCTCAAAGGGTTTGAAACTCCAAACTTTTCCATAATTGCAGGTATTTCATCTAATACTGCTTGAGGTAATTTTGATTGTAATTTTGAAATATCCATATCGTTATTTTATTGTTATGTCTTTATTTATACCAACGGAGTAAGATGCAAAAGAATCTCCGAAAGCACTTTGTACCCCATAGCTGAGGACAAATGAATATTCTTTTTTCAAAGGTATTGTATAATTAAAATCATACTCCATTGTTATGTCTTTGTGATGATAAAAATACCCTATGGCTGCACTTACGCTAAATTTATCATAGATTGGAAATGTTGCCATTAATTCCTGATAAAAGTCTTTACTATCATAAGTCCACCAACCGCTATTTATACCAACCGCTGTTTTACCAAAATATCTACCTACTTCTACTGTTGCTCCTAACAAGTTTTTAGTATCATTTAAAGGTGTATTGAATGCTACGTTTGGAGCAGCCATTACATAGTACTGACCTTTAGCTTGTAAGGTAAAAAATAAAAGCATTATTACAATCAGTCTCATTTCTTTTTCTTTTTAACAGCAGCTTTTTTTACAGGCTTTTTAGCAGTTTTCTTTACTGATTTTTTGCCACTAGTCTGTCTATTTTTAAAAATATCATATATAATAGAACCCAAAAGAGCAATAGCAAGTGCAATAGCCCCTATCATAAAATTAGAAAACTTATTTAGGAGAACTATCATCCCTTTCGTCTCTTTAGCACCTATCGTTGTCTGTATGTCTATTAAATCATTTACATATTCTAAAACAGGATAAATTTTTTCATCCATTATTTTAGCCTCTTCATCAGTAACTATTTCATCCTCAATTATTTTTTCCAAATAAGCATCGGCAGAATCAATGTATTTTTGGGCTTTATCACTTACTTCTTTCTCTTCGCCTGTTTGATATGTCTTTAAGTAAGCAGCCCACATTGTATCTGTAATAGCCTTTTCTTTTTGAATTGCTACTAAATCAATTTTGCCTCCTTTAATTACTTTAATTTGGTCTTGTATGGTAGAACCATAGTAATCAAACTTCCTACTTAAATATGGTTGTGGAACTAGCCTATCCTCATATACACTTGTTGCTGTTTCTCTAATGGTACTTTCCACATACTTACCAAACCCTGAAATAGCTAAAATAATTGCAGTTAATATGATTAATAGGATATTTTTCATCGTTTCTTTCTTGGTTTTGTTTGTTGTTTTTTCATAAATGACATTGGGTCAGAAGCAAATTGTCCACTTATCTTTAATACTCCTTGTATTATTTCAGGACTATTTAAGCCAACTAAACCATATGCAACAGCTTTATACATTGAGTCCATAGTAAATTGCTCCATGACAAACCACGCAATTAGAGAGGCTATCATAGAACTTATCATTTTTTTTACAACCTCTCCTCCTGATTGTTGTTCATTTGTGGTTACGAGTCTTGCTACCATCCCTGCTGCACCAATCATTAAAACAACCCAACCGCCATCCAAAAAGTTTTTTATAAAGTTTTCCAACCATTTATTTATTTATAAGCTGATATAAAAGCTACCTTATTCATCTCTTCGGGCTTTATAAGGGCAATACCGCCCTTTTGCTCCAAGTACTGAACTTTGGTGTTTAAAGATGCTACCGAGCTATCACAATGCCTAATATGCTCTGTTTTAACGCTATCCCTATATTCTAGCATTGTTATCCTTTTGTCCTGACTATCTGTGTATTTATGAAATGTTCCTTTCATATCTGCATAGACGTAAATAATACCTAATAGAACAATAAATAGCATAGCTACTATTGGGTTCTTTGCGAAAGTCTTATAGTCCATCGGGAGTTTGTTTTCCATTATGCTTCGGTTTCAGATTCTTTAGTACTTTTTTCTAAATTCTTATTTCCAAAAATGGCTTCAGCTCCTGAAATGCCTAGACAACCAAAAGTTGTATACATCAAGCCATTAAAAACGATTGGTTCTATTACAAACTCTTTATGCAAAGCCCCTGTAACCACATCTGTTAAGCCATAAACTATCATTGTTACAAATGAAATAAAACCGACTACGGTCTTTGAGTTTATATCACTTTTGTCAGAGAACATTTTGATTAAAAACTGCTTCATATATTTTCTATTTAGTAATTAAAATTAAGTATATTTTTGGTTACAAATAAATATTTACTATTACAAAGGCTAAAACCCAAAGTATTTTGTCTGCATAAAAACCTGCACTTCCCCTCTTATGCCTGTCCTTCTCATGCCTCATTTTGTAGGCTTTCCTACGTCTTTTGGCAAATTCTAGCCCTTTTTTCTGTTTCCACAAATAAAAATCGTTCATACCCAAAGCTCCGATTGAAGCCACCTTTTCACCTTTGGCATTAAAAACATCAACCTTCTTACCTTTTACGGCAGAAGGTTTAATGCTTACTCCTAGCTTTTTTGCAGCAGCGTAACTTCCTTTCGATATGTTGTATGCCATATTAGTCTTCTTTCATCATTACCCTTCCTAGTGTAATTGCAGCTACAAGACCACCCAAAACCCATAAAGCCCAATTTGAACTCTCCTCCTTCTTTGGCTCAGGAGCAGGGGCAGGGGCAGGAGCAGGTGTTGGAGCAGGGGCAGGAGCAGGACTTGGTGCAGGAGCAGGTGTAGGAGGGGTAACTCCACCTTTTGCAGCCAAATCCTTTTTAGCCTTTCCTTCTAGCATTCTTGCTGTGTTTGCAGCATAAATATCTTTATTCTTAAACCATAGAGAAACCTTACCCACTAGCACGTCATCAGCTTGTTCTACTAGATTTCTTAATTCGTCTAACTCTTCTTGTAATTCCGCTTTGTCTTCGTCATCTACATCATTAAAATCATTTTGTATGTCTACAAGTGATTCGTATTGAGTGTAAAAGTCTTTAATGGCTTTTTTGATTGGCTGTGACATTTGTTCTTTGTCAATGCCTAATTCCTCGATTTTCTGTTCAAATTTGATTGTCATTTTTCTTTGTTTTATTGGTTATGTTTTATTGTTTACTTAAACTATCTATTTCCTGAGCTATTGCCTTTGCCTGTTCCGTTTTAACAGAATGAGCACCTGCGTCAGTTGTGAAATATCCTAACTTACTTTTCATCAAATATACTCCCATGTCTTCAAACCGCTTGTAATATTTGGCAAATCTTTCCTCTAATGTAACCCTACTTGCACTACCACTCCACCCGTATGAACCCCCATAAACATATATATCTGCCTGTGGGAATTTAGCCTTGATGGTCTTTATAAAGGTAGTCACATCGTCCTTACTACTAAACTGACCATTTGTACCGATTGAAATAAATACTCTTGCAACGCTATTGTCTACACCTTTATTTTTAAGTGCAGCTAATACGTTTGCCATAGTCCAACCGCTTTTTGCCAATCCGCTTTCAGCTTTCGCATTTTTGGTAATAAAGCTAATGCCTACTCCATGACTATCCCCAATAATTATATTCCTACCAACTTTATTAACTTTTGGTGGGTTTGAGGTTGTAGATTTTCCTTTGAAAGTTTCAACCCCATAAATTATAAGAGCTGCAAGACCTACGATTATTAAATAGTCTTTGGCTTTATATCCTGTCATGGTTGGCTATTAAGTTTATATTGCCTTGTCTTTGTAGATAAGTGATAAGAACCCGTCTTTACCTAACATTTTCACTAGATAAGCTCTACTTTCAGCAGGTACAGAAGACATTTGTGATAGTGCTGTACTATCGATTGGGTCTAAAATAGCTTGAGTTCCTTTACTGATTGATTTAGTGTAAGCACCTGCATTGTAAGCAACCATAGCCTTATTTAGCTGACCGCCTGATAGTATGGTAGTGAATCTTTCTAGCAGCCATCTTAAAATGGTTGTACCTGCCATGACGTTGAAATTAGCGTCCTTTTGTAGATTCGTTAATATGCTACTACGAATTGCAGCAGTCATAGTCTTGCTTTTCAGTAGACTTGGTACTTTTTGATTTAATAGTGCCACAACCTCTTGAGGTAAAGGACTATCAACTTCAGCTTTCCATTTTGTTGCCACTTCAAATATAGCAGTAGGAGTTACTTGCATAAGTCCTGTAGCCTGATACCTGTTAGGAGCTGCCATAGTACCGCCACTTTCAGTAGCAATAAAGGCAATAATCACACCAACGGGGATTTCGTATAGTTTAGCCCACCTGTCAATGATTAGCCCATAGTTAGAATTAATAGTCTGAATGACTTTGATATTAGCTGCCTTTACTGAAGGAGTAGCATAGTCGTATGTACCCGCTTTGAAAGAGGTCTTAATATCAGGAACTTTAACTAAAATCTTTGAATAGTTCATTTATATAATTTTAAGCGTCTTTGCTATCGTCTTCTACTTCAATAGTAAAAGAGCCTTCTTTAATCTTTGTGGTGTTCTTTTTTGCCACTAATTTGGTATAGCCATAATAACCTAACCCTAGAATAGCAAGTCCGATAACGATGTTCTTTAAATTCATTTTTTTATTTTTTCTTATAATACAAATATATTCCAAGTCCTAATAGCAAAGCACCTAAACCCAATCCTTTCTTGTTTTTTCCCACAAATTCCACTATTTGAGCACGAAGCATGAGTAATTTGATACCACCTGCATATTGAGAAATTTCTTTTTCAGCTTGAGGTGTTCCATAAGCACCGAATCCGTAATAACTTCTCTTTTTAAGAAGTCTTGCAAACTCTTCAGGTGTTTTGGCATTTTTCAGTTGTTCAGGTGTTACACCACCCATAGTCTTACTATAAAGCCTTACTATCTTATCAGTTGCACTATCCTGAACTGAAGCAAACTTTGCGTAGTGGTCGCTGTTTTTACATTCACCGCCACTTCTACAAGACGCACTTCTCTCATTTGCAGGAGCTAGAGAACCTCTAGTTGCTAATGGCTGACCTATGAATTTCATACCACTAGTATTGTTATTAGCTCTGAATACGGCTGAAGTGTAGTTAGCACTCTCAAAACGGGCTTGACCTACTATCAGTTTTGCTGCAGTAGGTGTAAAGCCTTGTTTTATTGCCGTATCATATATGATTTGGTCGTAGTTTGCCATTATTTTTTCTTTTTAGCCATTTTCTCTTTTAGCTGTGCCATTCTAGAACCAACGATTCTTTGAGCTGATTCTTTAGCTTCCTTTTTATCGTAGGTCTTACCATAGTCCTTTTGAACTTGAGGAGCTACCTTCTTACGCTTTAGTAAAGACTCTTGAACGGCTTTTACCTTGTCAGAGAATTTGGTTTTGCCACCCATAGCCATTTCTCTTTTAGGCATAGTCTTTTTTAACCAACTTAAAACGTCAGATTCATCTAAATATTCGTTTTGTAAAGTTCCGATACTTGATTGAGAGGTTGATTCATACCTTTTGTACACACCTTTTTCTGATTTGTTAGGTATAATGGTATCGAACACTTTTTTTCCATTTCCTCTTACATCAAGATACCTTTTAAGTTTGCCTTCCTCTTTTAACTTGTTTAAGAGTTTTAATGCTCTTTCATCTTCAGTTTCACCACCATCAGCCATTTTTGATTCAGCTTCTTTTACACTAAAAGACAAATCACCACCGAATTTAGATTTGTACTTCTCTTCGTAGTCTTCACCCATTTCTCTAGCCTCTCTTGCATTTTTAGCTCTAAATCTTTCTTCACCTACTTCTTTACCATCTTTAGATACTTTCAAAATGTAAAGGCTATCACTTGAGTAAATGCCACCTTTAGCCATTTTTTCCTCAATTAAAGTAACCTCTCTGATTTGTGTATCAGGCATTCTCTTTAAAGCATTCATTACGTCATTTTTATCTGACATTCTACCTAAGGTGATTTCCTTCTCAAACTTTTTACCTTGAATGGTGATACCTACAACTTTCCATTTTTTTGTGTAGTTTGTTTCACCTCCTTTAGCCATCATGCCACCATCTTCAAACTTAAAGTTTTTGATAGTTGGTCTATTTAGATATTTTAAAGATTCCAAAAAGTATTTGTCTCCTAAAAATTCAAACCTATCTAATACACCCTTGTAAGAATAATCTTTCAAGAAATAAGTACCATCATTCTTTACAATCTTACCTGTATAAGCTATTTCTTTAATGAAGTTTTCAGGGTACTTATGTTCTGATGTTTGGTTTTCGTGAGCCTTTTTAATTAATTCAGCAAACTTCTTACCGCTTTCTATTTGCTGACCGAAGTTATTACCTGCTAATTTGTATCGTACTTCACCGCCTTTAGCCATGTAGCCACCTTTCTCAAATTCAATACCTTGCTTACCCATTTCAGCTCTTGCCTTGGTAATTAGCTTTAAGTGTAGCTCTTGTCTCTTTTTGCCATTTTCACTTGATAAACTACCTTCTTTTTCGTGTAAAGCCAATATTTCTTTTGCTTTAGCTAAATCTTCTTTTGTACCGAAATGCTTTGCAAGTAGAACTACGTTTTCGCTATGTGCGTTTTCGTCTTCGTTCTTTAGGTATTCCTCTTTGATTGAGCTTAACTCACCACCTTTAGCCATGTAGCCACCTTTCTCCATTTCAACTCTGTCATGCAGAGGAATTGGATATTTTGAAGGGAATCTGCTATCAGAAGAGTAAATAAATGTTCCACCAAACATACCTCTACCTTCAGGTTGGTCATAAGGTATTGCATGGATATAGTCACCCCAAGGTAATTTTCTCCTAACTAATTTTACAGCAGGAGTAGATTCATCAGCATCAAATATTTTAGGTACTTCTTTATCAACTATTATAACCCCTTTTTTACCATATAACTTATTTGTAGGGCTATCATATTGACTTCTATATATGTCTGCTGAAAGCCCTTCTAATACTCCACCATCAGCCATGTAGCCACCTTTTTCCATTTTCAAACCATCTAGGTAGTGTGTAATATCACTCAAATCAGTTTCAGCTCTTTCTGATTTTGAAAGAACCCACGCTTCGATTTCAGTATCAGGTTTAACAGCACCCGCTAACTCTTCAGCATGGTGCTTGATAGCTTTGATATTGCTCATAAGCATTTCGTAATTGCCTTCTGCAACACTACCACCTTCAGCAAAGAATCCGAATAGTTTTGTTTCTTTTGGTTTACCACCTTCAAACTCTTCTAAATCTTTATAAACTGACTTTTGACCATCACTAAATAAGAATCTTCCTTTGTTTGCTCCTGAATCTACTTTACCGATAAACTTGAACTCTTCGCCACTTTTATCTTTGTACCAACGTCCTGCAGTCATGCCACCTAAAGCATATAAACCGCCTTTTTCAGCTTTTGCAAGTCTTAAAGCAATTTCCATTAAGTGTTGTGGAACAAAGCTGTATAAGTTAATTGCCATACCTGCTCTGAAGTTGTAAGTAGATGCACTCATAATATCACTTACAGCATGGCTGAAGTTAAGCTCACCGCCAATTCCACCTTCTACTACCACTTTTTCGATACCGAATAGATTGTCTACATATTTAGCACAATAAGCTAAAGACTCTTTTTCAAGTTCTTTGCTATCTTTCATTATGTCTACCGCAGCTTCAAACTCTTTTACTGCAGTACCGCAAATGTCAAAGTTCTTTGTTTCGTAGCCAAATACTTCAATATTCTTTCCTGAACCGAAGTGTGCAGGTACTTGACCGCCTTTAGCCATCATTTCGCCTTTATGTGATTTAAGCCATGATTTAACTTCATCATAGAAAGGTCTTGACCTAAACTCTGCTATATGAAAAGCGTTACCCTTATAATCTTTTGAATTACTTAAATAAAAATGAGTTGAATCAATGTATGTTAAGTAGTAAGTATCGTCACCATCAGTAACTCTTTTAACTTCACCACCATCAGCCATTTTAATTGGCTCTTCTGATAATTTTTGAGATATTTCTCTGTGTTTATCCCTTAATTCATAATCACCTATGCTATTGGCTCTGAATGCTTCACTTTCATGCTCTGATTTAGTCATTGAGTATTCATCATCAACTTCAAGCCATCTGTTACTTCCTACAAACTCTTCTTTGTAGTTTTTCCCGTTTTGTGACTTTAATTCACCGCCATCAGCCATGTAGCCACCATCAGCCATCATACTTGCACCTGAATTGTCAGAGGAAATTCCCATGTTACCAACGCTAGAACCTGCCGTACCTGAAATATGGTCTTTGAGTCTTTGTAAATCAGTTTCGCTAATTTTGAAAGGAACTTTTTTATCCATAGTAAAATGATGACGATAAGCACCATTTGCATGGCTTTGGCTCATTAGCCCTCTACCTGAACTCAAATCTAAAAATCCAAATCTTGTATCAGATTGAATTGTAATAGGCTGCCCCGCTTGGTCAGCAGAAATTGGATAAACGCTAAAATCTTGCGGGTTTCTCATTCCCTTAATCTTCATCATGAATGAAGTAGTACCCATAATATTCCTTCTAATAGTATATATTTCGGCATTTACTACATCCATACTACCACCATCAGCCATGTAGCCACCTTTAGCGTAATCATAATCTAACCATTTATCATAAATTACATCATAGCTTACACCCTCTATTTTAGACAATTTATCGAACACTCTTTCTCTCACTAAACTATCGGCAACACCAAGATATTCATATACATCACCTTTGTCATTTAAAACCATGCTTAAACCATTAAATGTGGCATCAGCGTTTATATCTTCACCCAAATCATCGGTTGGGAACGCACCAACATAGTAATCTTTTATTTTTTTGAGGGCATCGGTATTTCCCCCTTTTGCGTAATTCATATCTTTATTTTTTAATTCGTTTAGTTCTTTTTCAGCGTCTTCTCTTTTGTCATGAAATTCACCATCGTAGTCGTTGTCTTCGTCTTTTGAAATGACTTTATATAAAGGCTTGTCATTGTAATTGTCACGACCTTCAAATATCACATAACCACCATGAGCATATTCAGGAGCATCTAATCTTTCAACACCTTTTTTGCTAACTACAACACTTCTTTCGTTTCCGTTGTCCATGAGTGTTACTAAAAGGTCTCTACCTACTGAACCTGAAACAAAGCCTGTTTTACCTTGAAATAGACTTTTTGAATCAGTAATGTAAACGTCATTACCTACTGAAAAACCACCACCTAAATCAGCTCCCCAATCAATTTCACCACCATCAGCCATTTTAGGAAAATACCTGAATTGATTTTCAAATTTTTCTGCTTTAGCTACTCCATGAGTTTTAACATTACCATCTTCGTCAATTATATTATATTCGTAAGTTCTGTCTCCGTTGTGATATTTAACCACTCTTACTTCATCACCTTGAAACATACCTTCATCACCTTTCTCATATTTGTATTTACCATTTGGTAATTTACCACCATCAGCATAATCAGGATAAGCGTTCATTTTCAAATCTTTTAATTGCTGTACTAACAAAGTATTCATTTTGTCATGGGTTGATTTGTCTACTTTTCCATCATTAAACATGATATCGTTTGCTAAAATCTTTTCTATTGTGCTTTCAGTTGGTAAATAATATTCTTTCCCTTTTTCAATAGTAAGTCTATAATGAGCCCATCTGTCTAATACTTGATAATATTCTAAAAACTTAGGATTGTTCAAAGTACCACCTTTAGCCAAATAAGGCTTTTTTGAAGTTTGCTTATCAGAACGATTTGCTCTTGTTTCGTAATAAATCTTACCACTTTTAGAAATACGCTTTCCTGCAGGTAATGACTTCCTATCACCATCTCTAGCAATATTGTCCTTTTTTCTTTCCTCTTTTGCAGGAGCTTTGGCAGGTGTTTTTTTAGCCACAGACGTTTTAGCAGCTTTGATTTTTTCAGCTACTTTAGATACTTTTTTAGTTTTAACAGCTTTTTTTTCAGCAGTTTCTAACTCCTGTAGTTCCTTTTCAAGTTTGGCTTTTTGTGCCTTTAATGGAGCTATCAAATTAGAAGGGGTAGCCTTACTTTTTATGCCGTTTTCTAATTTATCTATTTTAGCTTTAAGTTCCTGCTTTGTCATTGTGGGTAAAATTTGTATGTAAATTTAGTAATATTTCTTATACCAATAACTTTAATGCCTCTAAAGTATCTTCAGCGTCCTTATCTCCCGTTTCAGCTAAGATTTCTAAAGCAGCTATTGTTTCTAGTATTTCCTCTCTAGTAGCCTCAGCTTCAGGTTCGGGTTCTATGTCTTCAGGCTCAGGTACAACTATGGGGGGTGCAGGTTCTTCAACAATCGGAAGTACTGCCTTTTGCTCCTCTAGTTTGGTTTCCATTTCGTCTACAGAAGGCTCTACGACCTGAGCTACCAATTCGTCATTTTTAACGAAATCCACAACCTTTTCCCCACCTTTCTTTTTGTCCACAACCATACCTAGACCTGTTTCCCCGCTATTTCCTTTGTAGTCTATGTATTGGTCTTCTCTAATATCAGAAGGTGGAACGAAGTTTCCTATATCATATTTTCTCTTAGCTACTTCAACTATTTTCTCCATGAAAGTGCCAATGTATTCTAGCTCCTTTCCTGCAGGATAAGGTCTTTGGTAGCCTTCGGCAATAATGTCTTCCATAGGAATATCAGCAACTAGATAGTTACTTACCCTATCTGCATCAAATAACTTTTTTAGAATCCATGTTTCCCATGCTCTAGCAAAAAGCTCTACCGCACTAGTCCAATATTTAGTTCTACGAACACCGCCAATTATATATTTTTTGTATGTAGATTTTGGGTCTAAATACACATATTGAAAGTAAGAATATGCTGTTTTATGGTATAAGTAGCTAGTTTTTAGCCTCATGGGTACGTCATAGCTTTCAAGTCCGAACTGCTTAATAATATAACCAAATATCTTTACTTGTCTAGGAAGTTTAGCTTCATCTACTTCAGCAAAATCATAAAAGTCAATCTCATTTATAGTTTGCTCTATAGTTTCTTTAATTTCTACTACCTTAGATACATACCTCCTATTTTCAGCGTCATAATAGGAATAATCAGGTACTTCTGTACTTTCTACAGCCATGAATTTCATAGGGACTCTTGGTGTATATAAGTTATTACCCTTGTAAATAAAGCTGAATAGTTCTTTAAAGAGAGTCTTCAATTCAGAATCAGGGCTGTAACCTTCAGAGGCAAACTGATTGGTTGCTCTTTGTTGGTCTAGCTCTACTATTACGTTGTCGAAGTAGTGACCCCACTCGTGAGCTACAGACCCGTCACCATTACTTTTAGTAAGGTTAATATCTTTTGTTTGAGGGAAATAGGCAGCAGCGTGTCCTTTACGTCCTTTTGCCCCGAAAGCTATCTTTAACTTACCTAGCTGATTGGCTTTTTTAATATCAATATTTATCATTTCAGCCATGTCGCTGATGGCAGCTAAAAAGTGTTTTGTATGCTCCTTACTCCATTTATCGTCTACATATTGACCATAATTCACAGCAGCAAAGCCAAACTTATTAACAACTTCTGCAGGTGTGATTTCAGGTATCTTGTAGCCTCCTGTTCTTTTAATGTAAGAAAGGGGAGCTTTTGTATTGATAGCCTGTTCTTTAGGAGCAGCAGTGTCTTTCTTTGTTTCGTCTTTTGTTTCAGTCTTTTCAAACCAATCCCAATTATTAGGTCTAGGTGCTGCACTAAGTTGCTTTGTTGCAAGACTCATTCTTGACCTTCTCAATTCATCTTCTGAGTATTGTATTAGAAAATCTCTGAATTTCTCTATGTCAGCCTTATAAATTGATTGGTTGTAAGAATTAATTCTCCAAGAAGTCTCCATAGTTAGTAAAAGCTGCTTTCTGTCCATTTCTTTATACCTAGCTACTTTTTTCTGAAATGACTCCACAGCATTCATTTCCCTTTCTTTAAGAGCATCAATAATCTCTTTTGATTTTTCTTCGCTTATAGGCTCTTTGTCTAGTGCCTCAGACCAAATAATTGCAGCAGCGTCACTAGTTCTAAATAGTATATTTTCAAACCTAGAACTCATAAGCTCATTTATAATCTTTTTTACAAGACTTGAACTTTGATACAGGAAAGCCATTCTTAAATTCTTGTTTTGCTTCAAAGCATCTTCTATAGCTTTTTTAGTGTCTTCGTCTGCAGTAGCGTAATCAGGGTTGAAAAAGGTTGCAATAACTTCATTCATAGGCATACTTCTGTAGTATTCAACCATATTCCTGATTTCTTCTACATTGAAACAAGCATCTAGCTTATTTTGAAGGCTCTCTAAAAAAAGTACATAGCTCTTACGCATTCCCTTTTCGTCTTTCGGTCTTGTAGGAACAGCCTCTCTTATCTTAACTTTCAGAAACGCTGCACCTGAAGTAACACCATTTTCCTTTTGAGCTTTTACGTCAATAGGTGACCAAACGTTGTCCTTTTTAACCATGTTGTATGCCATTACAGCGTCATCTTCTAGGTCAGTTAGGACTTTTGAATTTATTAATCTAAAGGCTGCTTTTTCCTTTTTAGTCTGTGCTACACGACCAATATCTTTGAACTCTCTATTAGATTGTTTTTCCTGTAGCCTTTGCTCTACCTGTTCCTTTATTTGATTTAAGTCAGCCATGATTATTTGAAATTAGATTTACCAAATTGTGATTGCATAATTTTAGCGTCTTCGTCTTCGTCCCCATCAATAAAACCGCCAACTGCAAAGCTCTTTTGAGGTAATTTGTTCTTTACAAGTGCTATAGCGGGTTCTAGTTCTCTTTCTGTGCTAATATTTTTAATTGAAATTGATTTGTCTTTGAAGTATTTGATTAATTCATCAAAAGTAAGGTGTTTATCCTCCATTTTAGACTGAAGCGGACTTTTAGGCTTGTTTACAAGGTTTACTCCGTCATCTGAAAACGAGACCACTTCCCATTGGTCATTACCACCACTTGAATAAACTATTGTACCTACAGCTAACATAGGCATACCATCTGATAGTCCTAAATCGTCTGCAGTAATGTAGTGCTCGTTTACCATCATTTCCTCCATTACAGGCTCTACTTCAACTTCAACCTCTACTTCTATTTTAGGGAATAAATGGCTTTTAAGTTCTGTTTGGTAATCAGTTTCCCCGCCTTCAGCTAAATAGCCTTTGTCTACTTTTTGGTAGAACTTTATTACATCTTCGTCTTTTGACAAATCGTAATTATTTTTTATAGCCTTAGCCTTATAATTATCATTTAATGTCATTACATTGATATAACCTTCCTCTGAAGGTATATATTCATAAATTTTAATTAATTCTCTTCCATCGTAACTTTTGGCTCTTTGAATCTTAAATTTTTCTGTCTCCCCACCATCAGCCATGTAACCCCCTTTTTCCAAAACATTAACCTTGCTAAATCTTCCCAATCTTTTCGTAAACATTTTATAGAATACTTTACCAATGTGGAAATAATCATTAGGCTCTGTTGAATCGATAATTTTTACTTGATACACTATTTCACTAGGTCTTACTCCCTGTCTAGCACCACTCAATACTTCATATATAAAAGTACCTTGATAACCTTCTGATATTTTTATTTTATCTCCTATTTCTAATTTATTGGCATCTTTTAACATACCACCTTCTGCCATTTCTCCACCTTTACCAAATTTTGCGACTTTCTTTAATTTAATTGAATATTGTGCTTGTCCTGTATTTTGGTTGTATTCCATATTTACTGAATCAGCATCGAAAAATTCAGCACTTGAAGTAGCCTCTTTATGTAATTTTTCAGCCATGCCTGTCGTATAATTCTCATCAAGTCCAATAATTAAAGAGTTTGAACCTTCGTCAATATAATAAAACTTTATAGGCATTACCTTCTTTATAAATATTTCTATTTTTTGAGCTAAAAGTTTATCTGTTAATGAGTGTAAATCACCTGTAATTCCACCTTCAGCCATAGAATGTTTACAACCGCATGAGCTAACTATTTCATGGTCTTTCATCATTTTGCCACCATATTTGTACTCTTTGCCACTTGTATAAATACTTTCAGGAATATCCCCACCATCAGCGAAAGATACACCACCACCGCTTTCATTGATTTTTGAAAGGATTTCCCTGTTCGTCATCATTTTACCTTCAAATTCACGCTTAGTATCGTCAGAAACGGCATTACGGGTAATAACCACCTCACCCCCCTCCATTTCTAAAGGTTGGTTAGTTGATTTGTTTACGGCTTTGATACCGCCTTCGCTATGTCTTTTACCAACTAAAACACCGCCAACGTTACCGCTGCCATGTGAGAAGTAGTCTTTTACGTTTTTATCGTCAGGGTTTATTTCACCACCTGCTTTATAGTAACCACCTTTTTCCATTTTGTTGTTTTTATGTTTTCTGACCATAAAGCCATTTGGCAATAATTCAAAGCCAAACTTCTCATAGTAAGATATTAGGTATTCTCTAGTTATTTTTTCCTTTTTAGAGCTATCCTTTATATGATTGTGTCTAGGTATCGGCTCTAAATAAACATCTATTTCGTTCTTATTTGCTAATTCTAAAAGCTCCTTTAGTTTTTCTTTACCATCTACACTTTCGTCCCTTTTCTCAAAAACGTCCAAAATCACATGATTATCCTCACTTGACATTTTACTGAACTCGTTTGGTACTGATACCATAATGGTCATCTTATCCGATACACCATTTTTGTACCAATCTTGGTATTCTTTGTAAAACTCTGTAACACCCCCCTGAGCCATTTTATTTTGGCTTTCCATGTAGTCTAATCTTTCAATTATTTCGTTTGCCTGTCTTATGGGCTTTATTGATTTGTAAATCAGAGCTTTGTTAAATAGTGAATTATCTAGTAAATCCCCCTTAGCCATTTTATTTTGGCTTTCCATGTATTCTAGTTTCTCATAGTAGTCAATCATTTCGTCTAAATGCTGTAGAGCAATAGTTTCCTGAACGATTGGGTTATCTGAATGTTCTGATTCTGTTTTCATTCCCTTTCTGAGCTGCTCTTCGGCATAATCTAAAGGAACGTCCTTTTCTTTGGCTATTTGCTCAATAGTCTTTGAAGGCTTGAATAATTCAAGACCTAACTCCATTTTGATTAAATCGTGCTGAGATGGAATGGCTAAAGTACCACCATTAGCGTAATTATCTTTTATAAAAACAGCCTCTTGGTTATCAAATTCCTCTTTTAGAATGTCTTTTTTTGACCTTGACTCAGATATTGTACCATACTTTTTATCTAATTGATTGAAATAGATATAATTACCATCGTCTTTTCTATCCTTGTATGTGATTGTATCGTTCTTATTTACAATCGTATTTATGTATTTACCATTGTCTTGAACAAACTCGAATTTTAGACCTTCTTTGAAAAAAGAGCTATCCTTTTTCCATAAAACAACTGAAAAATCATCAGCTATTTCCAATTCTTCACCAACCTTATTGCCAACTTTTATAGTACCATTAAAATATATTTTGTTTAAATTGGGATTGTTTTTTATTATATCTATGACTTTTCTTTGACTAGGATTTCTTGAATCAATAAATTCAACATCTCTTTCGGACTCTTTTTCGTAAGAATATCCATCATTTCTTGCCACCACTACCTTATAACCTAATTTATACCACTCTCTTATTTTCTTTTCTCTTTCCTTCCTTACTGATTCAATTAAATTTTCAGTTGGACTTACAATTAAACCCCCATTTTCATATTTAGGGTATTTTTTTAACACCTCACCACTATATGTTAATCTGTCCTCGTAATAGTCTGTATCACCATACACATTGTTATGTATTACTTTACTAGGGTCAAGTTCTCCTATTACCTTTAACCCACTCGTTTCTAATAACCTTTCACCATCTGCACCTCTACTATAATTACCATAAGATACATGACCTTTTATAGGGTTTCCTTCAATTAAATAAATTGGCAATTTATCCCCTTGCCTTACCCAATAACTTTCTTCTAGGTCATTACCAAAATCTTGAAAACCTTTTGCGTCTTCAAAGTCAATAAAAACAAATTTACTATTTGGGCTATACCTTGCAGTAAAAACAGATACACCCTTCTCTTTAGTGTTTGTTATATAGTTATATGACACTAAATAATTATCTAATCGTTTTCTTGGTAACCCAATCCTAACATATATTTCAGGTAAATCTTCAAATTTTTGTTTGCCTTTATTAGTTTTTGTGTATTTTTTTTCTAAATAATCATTACCTGCATAAATTACTTCACCACCATTTTCATACATTTTCGGGTTGCTTAGGTAGTATATCGCAACTTCTTTGGCTGCTTTTAGTGTTTTGTAGCCACCAATAGTCTTTTGTGGCTTACCATCATGCTGCATATTTAATATCCACAATTTGTCAAGTTTGCTATAATGTATACTTGCATCTTTGTATTTGTATTCTGTATCTTCAAAAGATTCATCTATACCCAAATATTCTTTTTTTATTCTCTTAAAATCATCTGATGCACCACCATCTTCCATAAATCCTATTGGCTCAGGGTCATAAAATGTTCTGTTGTCAAACCCGCATTTGTGACAAATGTATTTATCAGATTCGTCAGAATCAGAGGTATTCCAATGCCACCCACAATTAACGCAAGTGATTTCTTGACCTACAGAACCGCCATCAGCCATACTATCTGAGCTGAAGTTTTGCATGATTTCGTAGTAGCCCTTAATCTTTGTACCATCTGCAAGGGTTGCATTTTCTAAATGAGTTATATATCTATAGTGAAAAGAAACTATGTTATACCCCGCTGCAGGTATGGCTTCAGTAACAAAATCAAAATAACTGCCATCTGCAAAATTAAATCTGTAACGTCCCTCAAATCCTTTTTTACCAACTTTTAGACTTTCTCTACTTACATCAGATATTGGCTTACTAACTCTAGGGAAGTTATCTAGCACAGCCTTCAAAAATCTGTATTTCAAAGACTCAGCATAGTCTAAAATGATTTTATCCATTATAGGCTTATAATCAGATTTTAGCTCTAAGTCTTTATAGAAATTTTCAATTATTGGATAACCTCTATAGTCCTTAGTTTTAACTACTATTGGCTGACTTTCAATAAAAATGTCTCTCCAAAATACTATTGCTGTTTGTAACTTCTCTACGTTTACCCCACCTTCTTTTTGACTTAGCTCAATATATTCTTTTATCAAACCTTCAAATCTCTCAGTTTCTCTTTCAATTACAATCTTTTCAACGTCCTTAAAGTCTTCAAAAAGCTGCTTATATAGTGATTTGAATACATCTTGATTCATTTTTGGTATCTTGGAAAGTATTTCATCCATTTGCTTTTTAGCCTCTTTTTTGAGTAGACTTTCCTGACTAAATACCTTTTTTGGAACTTTTACACCTTGCTCTTCTGCTATCTTGATTACTTCGTCTTCTGTGATTTCACCATTTTCAATCATTTTTTTGTAGGTGTCATCTTCGATAGCTCTTCTAATTTCAGACTTATTTGACTTTTTGTAATCTGAGTTAAGTCCATCAAATATTACTTTTTCATCAAAAAACTTATTCAAATCTTTGAAAAAAGCTATATTTTTTTCTAGTATATCTTTAGGTGTTGGTGCGGGAATAGTATAGTCATCGTATTTACGAAACTTTCTTTCATTCCAATTCTCTATTAATTGCTTTTCATCATTACTTCGGAAATAATATCCTGTTTTCTTACCATCTAAACCTCTACTAAGTACCTGCTCAAATGTAACTTTGTAAAATCCACTATACGATGTTAATGACAAATATTTATCATTTTTTCTAGCGAATTTCTCATATTCTTTTAGAAGTGGAACAACCCTGTCTTCATACTCTGATTTAGTCATTAAGTATGCAGGTTTAGGGGTATCGTCACTCTTAGCAGCCTCTAGCTTTTGTGCGTCTATAATCTTTTGTTTTTCCCTCTTTATCTTATTTTCAAGGTCTCTTGCCTTTTTTCTTTCCTTTTCAGCAGCAGCTCCTCTATTGTATTTTTCATAATCTTCTTTAGCTCTCTCTCGTCCGAAATCGGAGTCATCATAAACTACATAACCATAATATTCTTTGGGCATTTTGTTGTACCTAAGTCTATATCCCAAAAGTCCTTCTTTTGTCAAATCTTCAGATTCTTCCCTACCTAAATCATTTGTGGATTTATAAACACCAACAATCGTATAAGCCTCTTTGCTTTTCTTGGTTTCGCCACCATCGGCTAGTTTTGAATCAGATAACATTTTTTCGTATTGTTTTTTTGAAACTAAATTATATCCCCACCTTTTAGCCATATCCTTTACTACACTTAACCTTTTATCACCATCAACATTATAGTAATTATTGTCACCATCTTTAGTAATTAACCAATAAAAACCACCTTCCCATTTTTCAATAAAGGCAAACTTTTTTACGTCACCCCCATCAGCCATAAGGTCATCGTCCTGAACGTATGCAGCTTTAACTTGCTGACCTGCTTTCTTTTTAAGGAATTTATTTACTCTAGCAAAGCCCCATGCTTGTCTGCTATTTGGTGCTCCACCTGTAATTGTAGGTCTGTGAGAAGTAGAATAAGCACCCATACCCCTACGCATAACTGCTTTTAGGGTTGCAACGCTTACCTTATTTTTTGGGTGACTTTCGTTGTAATCTTTTGCCTTTTGGCTTAAAGTAGCTAGTATACTTTCATTTAGCTCAATCCCTTTGGCTGAGGCTTTAGAACTAGCACTTCCGACCTTGTTTTTGTCAGAGCCATAAATTCTGTCCTTTTTAGGAGCAGGGGTTTTTGATAGGCTTTTCGGCATTGAAAAAACTTTTTTTGAAAAATAAGTAAAAAATTTGTATAAAATTAGTACTTATATTTGTATCTCAATATTTTTTAACCCCAAAATTCAAAAATCATGTTTCAAGGATTTTTCGACATTAAAAGCGACAAGTGGCTTGGTGGTGTTAATGTACACAATACATTAGCTCTAATCGGCATTGGCTACCTAGTAGTTAAGGCTTGGAAAAAGTAATTGCTCCCCTGTGGGGGCTGACTTTCGCAGAATAGACCCGTTTTTCGAGAGATTGACGGGTTTATTTTTTACCCCAACCTCTTAATATCGTCAGAGAATCCTTTTGATATTGAATGCCAATCTAGGCTCTTAACGAACTTCAAAGCCTTTTCTACTTTTAATTTTTGGTCTATTGCATTACTACGTTTATCCTTATCTACCTGACTAATAACTTCGGCTATTTCATAGATATTACACTTCCAACGTATTATATTATCAATATTATGAACGTCAGGGGATAGCTCCTCCAAATAATAGCACCTTTCACCATTAGTACCCCCTAATTCGCCAAAAGAGGTATGTCTAGGCATGATTACAGGTGTACAAGTTGCCATAGCCTCCGTTACAGTTAATTCCCATCCCCCGCCTGTTGCTGTAGTAATAAAACAATCTGAGGCATTATATATCTTATTAAGGGTTTCTACACTAGCTCCCTTATTATAATCTTCTTCAGAAGGGAACATATAATCTACACCCTCTATAAGTGGGGTTTGCTGCATTACCCTTTTCAAGTCCCAACCTAAAGGGTCTTTTGGATTCATGTGCAGATATAAAAATGCGTTTTCGTTAAATTGGTTCTTGTATTCCAAAAAGCCAAATATGGTAGTAGGTATATCCTTTCGAGGCTGATTTCTATTGATATTCGTAACAATAAACTTATCAGAATTGCTACCAAAATATTCTTTTCTAAACGAGTTATCTAGTATAGGAAAGAAGTCTTTAGTGTTCGTACCATGTGGTACAACCTTTACTTTGCCCTTTAAATCGGGTCTTTGAATAAGAACTTCTTTACGTCCAAATTCTGTGTAAGTAGCTAAAACGTCAAAAAACTCAAGCCCAACACATAGGTTTGGTACAAGTGTAGAGTCAATAGGAAAATACAATATTGATTTGAAATTAGGCTTATTAGCTAGTCTCTTTTCCTCTTTGAACTTCTTCAAGTGAGGCACTAAACCAATGGTAACACCCAAGTCCTGAAGTATAAATAGTACGTCATAGTCATTATCTAGTACTGATTTAAGGAAGGTATATCTACCGAAATCGTCTTTTTGGTTGTCTGTCAGCTTTGCTGATATGATTCTAGTGCCATCTTCCTCTACATACGGCTCACCAAAGTAATTGATAGCTACAATATCGAATTGAGCATCTTTTCCTAACTGCTTTTTCCAATTCTGCATTAAGTTTTTAGATACAGACGCAAAACCTGTAAAGCAATTATAATCAAATAGGCAAAGTACTTTTATTTGTTTCATGGTTATTTTTTAAAGTAATTAATTTTAATTGTTTTTATTTTTTATTAAATCGGCAAAATCTGTTATTGCTTTTTCAATCTCTTCAGCATCATAACCTACTACGATTAGGGCTGAAATGAAACTTTCAAGCAGGTCATCTAGCGTACTATCAGGCTTTTCAATAGTAATTGAATTATTTAATGTCTCTAATTTAATTAAACTCAAAGTAATTAATTTTAATTGTTTTGGGCTAGGTATCTATTGTATGCCCTTTCGTAGGCTTCTCTATTAAATGCTTCAAATGGCTTTTCCTGATTTACGCAGTTCTCATAGCTTTGATAAAATACTTCATGGTCTCTAGTGTATAGATATATAGTTTTGTGTAAAAAGTTATCCCTTAAACTTATTTGATAAATTGTGTCCATTATCTAAATATTAAATAACCTCCACCAAGTCCTGCTATAAAAGTTCCCCATTTAGCTAGTTTCTGCCTCCTAGATATACTTCTTTGCAGTTTGTACTTTTGGTCTAGATTGTCTATTATCTTTTTATAGTTGTCGATTGTTGCCTCGTAGCTCCACATCATTTTTTCATGTAGGGCATTCTTTTCCTTCAAAAAGGTGATAACTGAATCTTTCAGAACTATACGTCCTTCTAGTAGATTTACTTTTTCATAGGTTAAGTCAAGCTCTTGCTTTACTAATTTCCCCTGCTCTATTTTGACAATAGCCAATTTTAGCTGTGAATTAGGAATACAAGTTACTGAGTCATTTGAGGTCTGCGAAATACCTCGAAATGCTATCAGAATTGTAATTACGAACAATATCGTTAGCTTTTTCATATTTGGGTTTTATGTCGTTTATCTTTTTGTCTATGGCAGAAACCTTACTTATCAGCTCCTTTTCCATACACTCAATGGTCTCAATCTGCTTTTGCCTTTGTATGAGCTGAATAGAAATAGAATCCCTTTCGGCTTTATAAAAGTCATTTTTCCTAAGTAAGCTATCGTTTATCTTCTCTATTTCTTTGATTTTGCCTTTTAACTCTTTTGTACCTGTGTCAAATAGCCCAACATACCCAATAACCACTATAACGATTATCAGAACTATGGTAAGCCAATTCTGTTTTAATTTATTCATAAGTGCTCTTCTTTTAAGGAATATAGCTCAAGTGCTACTTTTTCGTCAAATTCATCTACAAATTTCGTGCTAATCTTTTCATCCTCTACTCTTATTTGAAAGCAGGAAAATACCTTTTCACCAAAAAAGTACCTGATGTAAACAGCCGATTTCGCTACTATCTTGGTTATGGTGCAGGTAGCTAACCTATTGTTTATATTTATTTTTAGCGTTTTCACCATAAATAGCGTTGTGTTTTAATATCAATTCTCCTATTACGATATTAGTACTTATTCCGAATAAAATCAAAAGTGTAAAATTCATATCTGAAATAAATGCTTTTTTTAGGTAATTAAGCACTAGATAGCCACAGATTAAAATTACATTGAAAAAGAATAGCACATAAAGAAATACCTTCATTTTGATTATTTTTTGTTTGTGTCCATAGATATAACTACTGCTTCTGATATACCTTGTTCTTGTTTATTGTATGGTGTTGTGTAAACTTCCTCATTGGGCATTCCACCCCATTTTTTGATAAAAAGCTCCTTATTGTTTATGTAGTTACCTAAAAGAGGGTTTTTTTCAATAGTTTGAGAGTTCAGGTACACATCGGGGTTCAGGTCATCTTCATATTTGATTTTTACCCCTGCTAGTTTCATTCGGTAGTGGTAGTCATTGTCTTCAAAGTAACACTTCTCAAAGTCTTCGTCAAACTTACCAACTGAGTCATAAACTGACTTTCTAAGCACAAAAGAAGACCAATTATAAGCGGGACGGCAAACCTGAAAGGTGTTGTCATTCCCCTTCTTTATCATCTTTTTTATAGTGTCTTCGTCCTTTTGTAAGATTACGTCATCATTGAGAATCAAAAAGTTAGTCTCCCCAAAATAAGAGGCATAGGCAATTAGGCAGTTCCAAGACCTTGCTACTCCCATCGGCTCAGGAAATCCTAAGATGGTAACATTTGGATTTGAGCTACCTAACTCTTGCTTACCGCTATCAACTACGATAATTCTCGTACTTGGGTAGGCTTTCTCGTAGTGGTCTAATGCTTTGACTAATAAGTCCTTCCTATTGATTGTAGGAATTAGAATACAGAAATTACTCATGGTTTTGTTTTAGTATTTATTAAAATTTTCTCTATGTCTTCTATAATACAGCAGTCCCTGACTGACATGGCTCACACTTGCTCCCGCCACTTTTAGCTTATTCCAAAGGTTTAGGTCTTCGTCACTTCTAGGTGAAGTCCTGTTGTGCTCGTATCCCCCTACGCTTAAAGCTAGTTTTACGTCATACATCATACTGCCATGATGCTGTCCTTTTCTTGACCAATACCAATCCCCAAAATGATGGTTTACTTCTCTTGGGTAAAAATTACGGATTTCGTCCCGAAGCTCACCTGTCACAACTATGTCACAAACTATTACGTCTGTATTCTCTTTACAAAGCTGTTCTAAGGTATCAGGTCGTAACCAATTATCTGCCCCCACAAACATAACCATATCTGTAGTAACTCTCTCTAACATATCCTGAAAATTTGCCACAACCCCTAAATTTTTGTCCCTGAGCACAAATTCTACTTCGGGATATATGCTCACTAGCTGTTGGCAATCCCCCGCAGCATCGTCCACAAATAGTACCTTATCGAATTTACGAGTTTGGCATAAAACCGATTCTATGCAATTAGCTGCCAAATGACCATAATGGTATGAGGCAATTACGCAGGTGTAAGTCATGATTTTTCAATTATTGTTTTTACCTCTTGCCAATGCTCTGATTCAATACCATGTTTTAATAGCTCCCTATTATATCCTTCAGCAATATATTTAGCCATGTCCTTAACAGCCCTATCAATATTAATTTCGGGTATTAAATGTAAGTTATGAGGGAAACAAGCCCATGTACCTGTCTGAATTTTAGACCTACAATCTGATAATAAGATTATAGCGTCCTGATTGGGTGTAAATTCCATACTATTCTGTTTCATGGTCATGGTATTGTTGGTATTGATTATAGGCTTCAGGATTTACCTGTTTTAGATATTCTAATGAATTTAGGATTCTGTCCATTTGCTTATTACTAATATGAAGCTCATGGGTTAAAGAATCTAATATTGTGCTTTGACTGTTAATATGAGTCTTTATTTCTCCGTTCTGTAACGCTAATACGATAACCCCTACAAACGCTATTGAGGATAAGAATATTACCCATAGTACGTTTTTTATTTTTTCTATTATTCTCATAAATAAGGTTTTTTGTTATTAAGCCATAAACTTGCTCCCTTTACAGCACCTAAATTAGTATTAATATTATTAGGCACAAAATCATATTTATTCCTTAATTCATCGTTATTGTTCTCTGATATATGATAATTGAATGCAAGTACCTCATAATCATGAACTATACTTATTATAATATCGTTCTCGTTCCATAAACGCATTTCTGAATTATTCCTCCATTCTTTAGGATAACCGTACTGACCGAAATAATCATGGAAATGGATAATGACCCCTTCTTTTAATTTAGGCAGGACTTCATGGATAATAAAATGTACGTCACTCCCTGTTTCGTATATATGGCTTGAATCTATAAAAAGCACGTCATTACGTTCTAGCTTTTCAAATAAATCAAAACTTACGTCCTGAACGTATGAACGTACATAATTTATATTTGGGTAGATTATTCTAGGCATTGGGTCTATGGCAGTCAGCTCGACATTTGCTCTGCTAGATAGCCATGTGGAATAACCACAACCTACCTCTATTACCCGACTAGCTCCTTTTAAAAAGTGCCAATAGGTGAGTGCGTCTAATGGAGGGAATTGGTCGTTGTGCCAATCGAACTCTTTTGGAAAGTCAGCTATGTTTAGTTCTAATGGGTTCATTTTCAGGGTTTAGAGGTAAGGTCTGTATACTTTGTAGCACCAATCTTGTTCGTTAGGATTTTGGCTACCCTGAGTAACACTCCAAGCCATTTCATATCCCGCTTCTTTTACGCAGTCTATTACCATTTGGTTGAAATTGCCGTATGGGTAAGCAAAGTACTTCATTGGGAAAGGAGGGGTTATTTCCTGCATTACTTCCGTTCTGCTGAGTTTAGTTAGGTCGGGGTGAGACCAAGTATGCCACCCAATTTTGAAATTCAGGGTTTCAGCCATTTCGTGTATTTCGTCCCATGTGCAGTACTTCTCTAATTTGGGTACATGGGCTAAATCAAAAGAATTGTCTTTTCCAACGTAGTCTCCCATGACAAAGAAAACACCGCTTTTGCCTTCGAGTACGTCTCTATTGTCGTATACGTTTTTATAGATTCCGTCAAACCCGATTAGGTCTTTACAAGCAAGTATCTGCTCCCTAGTGTGATAGTTTGAGTGGTTTTCCGTTCCAATGTTGTGTGCTAGTACCATTATCTTATTTTATAAAGGGTTGTTCTTTGGGTATATTCCCTATAATTAAAATTAATTGTTTTTATCGGTTCGCCAAAGTCATAATCTATTAGCCATTCTGCTATACCTGATATAAGGATATGTTTACTGCTGCATTTCATTATCATATCATAAATAGCTTTGTGGTCGTACTGAGGGTAAAGCGTTCCTGTACTTATTACAAGGTCAAACTTCCCTTCGGGTCTAGTTACAGCTTTTACGATTTGAGGTAACCTAGACATAGCGTTGTCTGATAAGTCAAGCCCGTATATTTCTGCTGCAGGTAGCTTTTCCGTTATAAAGCCTTCGCCACAGCCAATGTCCAAAGCTCTCTTATAAAGCGGTTCGTCTTCTAGTAAGCCTAGAATGAAATCACGTCTTTTGAAATCTTCAGGGTTTGAAAAGTAGCCCCATCTGTCAGGACTATCATACCAATCTTCTAGTTCTTGTTTTGTTTGCATCTTATTTAGTATAAATGTGAATAGGTGTAAATTCCCCTACATAAGCTCCTAAAATGTTATAGTCAATCCATTCTAAAGCGTCTTGCTCACACCAATCAGAGTTATTTCTTAATAGGCATTCTGCTAACTTGTCTATATCATAAACAGCTACATATTCAGGTGTAAACCCAATAATTGCGTCATCTAGGTCATCCCAAAGAATAGCATCAGGGTTATTTTCTTTTATTTTATCAAGTATGCTCATATAATTAAAATTAATTGTTTTTAGTTATAATCAGATAACCCGTTTTTATTATAGACGTAATATCTGAATGCTTTATTGTTGTACATGACATGAATAACGTACAAATTGTACTCTTTATATAATAGGAGCTGAACTATACAACTTCTGCCGTTTTCATCAATACACTTCCAACCATGACCTTTATAGGTTTCTGATATATCGTCACCCAAATCTTCTTTTACTGAATAAAAGGACTTGGCTACGTCATTACAACTAATGTACGTTTTACCCATAGTGAACGTTATGTCGTTGAAATTAGCTTTCTCCCATTCCCATTCTTTTGTACGTTCATTCCAATACCCTATCTGATTTTTGTACGTTTCAACTTTTGATTGAGAGAAGGCACTCATGGTCAAAGTGCAGAATAAGGCAATCAATAGATTTTTCATGTAATTAATTTTAATTGTTTTTGGTCAATAATGTTTTTACTATTTCTTTCATTTCAGGGGGTATCTTGGACGTATGTTCCCAAAATGGTAAACCTAACTTTTTAGCGTTCTTGAGTTCAAAGTAAAGTATCTGAGGAAGTTTTGACTTGTAAGAAACAACCTGAATATTGGCATTTTTAAGTCCCTCTAGTATATCCGTCTTTAATTCTCTTTTCATTTAGAATAAAGGTATTTGTTGAAACTTCTCTTTTTCCATCACTATCTCTTGAGCTATCTGTCCCCCCTGTTGCTGTCTTTGTTCCCATTCCTCACCTCTTAATTCAGGATTGTGCTCTTGTATCTTTCTCCATATTCTAGATATGGTTTGTGGATTGGTGAGCTTGAATGAGAATAGTGCATCATAGTAGTCTGCCTTATTTATTCCCCAAGTCATCATTTCAATGTCATGTACTTGTTTTACGACTAGCATCCAATTATCTCTTGATTCTTTGTTGTTTGTTAAAATGCTAAAAGTCATTCTTGATATGTACCCTTTATTTTGCATAGTAATTACTTTTAATTGTTTTTAGAATACATTTTTTTCGATGTCAGACTTCTCTTTATCCCTTAAAGCCATGTTCTTGATATTCTCATAAGCTATTCTTACCTGCTTGTATTTAGAAATCTGAAGGGAAATATTAGAGTTATCCAAATCAAACCAATAGGCAGCATAGGCACATTTATCACTTACAACGGCTGTCATTTCATACCCATCACCTTCTTTGTAGGGAGTATTGAACATACTATAGGAATCTTTTGGCATTCCGTAATTAGTAGAAAGTATTTGTAAATATCTATTATAATCGTCTTTCAGGTCATACCAATTTTCAAACTTAGGCATGAACACAACGGCTTTAAATATTGTCTTACTCTTGGGAGTTATAAATAGCATAAGTTCAACTTCTCTACTAGCAACTTCCCCTTTTAGGCTTACACCCGATTCAAAGGTTTCTGTAACTTTATAGCCTTTAGCTTTATACTTAGCTACTGCAGTAGGTAGGTCTCCACTGATTGTTACTCCGTCAAATGATTGGCAAAATGCGTTGATTGATAATAATACGAATAATGATAATAATAACTTTTTCATAATGATTGTTTTTTAAGTAATTAATTTTAATTGTTTTTAATTGATTTAGAATAAATGTGAACAGCGTCAAATACTAAGTTTCTAAAAAATTCATCGACAGAAGACATATTTGTAACTATAAGTTGTACTAACTCTTTTTCTCTACCTTCTATGTACATACCTTTGTCGTTCAATCTTATAATATTTTGCTCTTTATATTCCCAATCTTTAATTATCTCCGATAACTTTTTATGTTTAACATCAGCATCTTTTTCGGTCTTTTTTTCGTTGCTTGGATTTTTGGTCGTTATTGGTTTTGTTTTTTTAGTAGTCATATAAAAGTAATTAATTTTAATTGGTTTTGAAATAAGATACATAAACCTTTTTAAGTAGCTGAATGATATCCATTTCGTCAAACTTCTTACATACGATAAATTCCCTAGCGTACTTCTTGCGTTTCTCTTCGGGGTTTTGGTCAGCAGAGGTTGGCTTAATGCGTTTTAATACGCTTTCCATGTACCTTTCCTCTTTTTCCTTTCTGAGTTTAACGTCAGCATAGTTTAAGGCTTCGTCTATTTCGTCTTTGGTTGGATTTATCTGACTTGTAGCTTTCATCCATTTGTAAATGGACTCCTGAGTGTCCCAAAAGGTATCATTCTCCTTATAGGACTCATAAATAGATATTAAGTACTCTTTGAAGACCTGACACTTATATTCAGCGGTTACTTCTGTTTTGGTATCTAAATCCCTTCTACTTTCATACCTGTGTTTGTTATGAGCTATTTCGTTTACGAGGTACATCTTTTTAGCTTCATATGACTGCATACACTTGGATATATAAAAGGCAGATATATTCTTTTGGGTTACATACCCTACGTCAATCTTTCCGCTTATAGACCAATTCATAGCTAAACGTATGTCAGCTAGTGTGAACTTACCGAAGTTGTCATAAATGAATTGACAGATTACAACTAACTCCGTTTCGGTAGAATCGTTGGTTACACCTAATAGAAGCCTCCATTGAGCCATGAGCTTTACTAAATTAGCCATGTCTTCTGAGTTATAGTCTTTTATGCGTTTCTCGGAGAATGTTCTAACTGCAGCTAATTCATCGTCTGTTTTTATCCATTCGCCAATTAAATTGTTGGGCTTTTGCAACGCTATCTGAGAGTTTGCTAATAGTGTCTTTTGGATTTCTAGGTTGTTCATTTAGATATTTTGTGAATTTTTGACCAAATAGGGTTTGGGGTCTAATATACTGCTCGTATTCAGTTCCTTTCCATTGTGATAGCTTTAAGGCTGTTACTTTTCTGAAGTCTTCCAAAGTGTGCCCTTTTTCGATTAGTCCTTTCATCAGGTCTTGGGCTTCTTTGTAATTGAAGGCATTTGAAGTATGCTCCTTAAAGTAATCTAGCACATGGTTGATTTCCTCTATACTCATAGTATTTCAGTTATAGGTACGTCTAATGCGTCTGCAAACTTCTTGGCTGTATCTAGCTTTGCTATAGGTCTGAACCCGCTGCAGATATTCGATAGGTTCGTTAGGGCTATAAAGTAGCCTGTCTTTTCAAATAGGATTTCAGCAAATTCCCTTTGCGTCATTTTCCTCTCCTTTAGGATTTCCCCTAGCTTACTTCTAGTGTAGGGTTTCTGTTTCTTTTGTGTTTGTTCCATCAGTAATTTAATTTGATTGCAATTTAATTTAATTATAATTAGTTTTAATTGCTTTTATTAAAATGTTCATAAATTAGTTTATGCACCGCATCCCAAAATTCATACCTGTCTTTTGAAATGTCCTTTAGCTCTCTTTTAATTTCTGAAACCATGTATAGACATTTGAGTTCATCTTTTATCCAATGTATGATTTCATGAGCTTGTTCTTGTTCGTCCATAAGTAATTAATTTTAATTGTTTTGACCAATACCTAATTCTGCCATTTTTGAATTAAGGTGATTTAATAGGTCTACCATAAAATCAGTCTTACCATGCAGTCTTGATATTTCATACTGCTCTATTAGTAAATCTGCAAAGTGTTCAGGGTCTTTTGGTATTTCGTCTTTTCTCCTTTCAAGTAAAATAACCTCACCTGATATGATGTGTCTTTGTTTGGTACAGAAAGTATGTATGGACTCTGCAAAATAATATAGCTTTTCCTTATCGGTCATAGTAATTAATTTTAATTGTTTTCGTCAAATAGGATTTCGACATTTGAAAGATTTGGTTTTGGCTTTGGTTTATCATAGTCAGCCTTATAGTTAAAAAAGAGGCTTAGTTGCTCTTCATACTTTTCGTCATGCTCCTCCTGACTATACTGAATGTCCATATTTTCAAGAACGACACTATTCCAAATTGCGTATATGTATTGGGTCTTTACTTGTAAAGCACCACCCATATTCAATACTATAACCTTCTTTCTCCTTTCTAGTCTGAGGCTTTTGTGATTTATTATATCTGAAATTTCTTGGGGCTGATAAACCTCTTTGTATTTTTTATACCAATCGGTAGCCTCTTCATCGGTTTTAAAAAAATCGGTGTCAAAGTACATATCGTCTACTTTGAAAATGTACTGACTAGTTCCGTTGGTCGTTTTCTTTTCTAATTTGAAATTCATGGTGTTTGCTTTTATGGTTTAAAAATATTTAGGGAAATCGGATTTGTGACCGATGTGAATAAAAGAATCTCTTTTGAATGAATCAGGGAGCATTTGAAATACGTCCCCTTTGTCTGTAACGAAGTATTCGCTGCCACCTAGCGTGTTAAACATATCTAGGGCATCTTTTGGCATTCCATAGCCGAAGGTGAATACATTGGTTGCTGTACGCTGAAGGTACTTGCGTGATAGGATTTTGGCTTTTGTCATGGTTTAAATGGTTATTTGGTGATAATTTCAAAAGTGTAGTTACCGCTTTTGTCGGCTCTTGTAAACATTTGGTGTAGACCTTCAGCCTCATTTCGATTTTGGAGCTGTGCGTCACTTTCATGACTCCAATGCTCTGACTGACCTAGAGCACCCAAGTCTATATGACCTGCAAAGTAGCGTACTTGGTTTAGATACCTTTGATTGGAAGATTTGACTCTAGTTCTTTTGATAACGTAGCTTTTCATGGTTTAAATGGTTTTAGGATATAAAAATACTAAATTCTCATTACTAACAATGACTTATTTGTTAAAATTTTGTTAAAGAACTACAAATGCTATTAACAAATCAATATTTTTAGATAGGGACACGACCAAGTAGAAATCCACTTTTGCACTTTCTCACAGAAACGGCTCAAATTTCGACCCAAATTTTTCGGACGATAAAATACCCGACCCGAAGGCTATCCTCGAAATTCGCAATTACAAACTATGCAGCAATCGGCATTCACCTCCCTTCACCACATTACCCAAAACCAAAACCCCCACTCCTCCACCTATTTGAGGACTCAAACCAATTAAGTTCGTTTTTTTGTCCGAACGTCAAAGC